TTGAAAACCAGGGGAAGGTGCTGATCGCCTTCCCCATTTTAATAACATAACAACATATTATGAGCAACAAGTTTATTAGCAAAGGGCAAAGGAATGTCTGTGTGACGTTTGTGAAGTATTATCCTGTGTTGATGCAGGTTATTATGTTAGCCGGCATTTTTGATGAGTTTTATCCTTTTAGTATCACTAATTGGCTGTATCCGATATTAGGTCATTCTCTATCATGGGACCTATTTCTCTTGGCTTTTTCAAGAATGTTCAGGTTTTGTATATGGCATAGGTTATTGATCTATAGCATGATTTTTAATATCTGTGTAGAATGGGTTACGGTTAATATTGAGATGCCTATTGAGCACAATATCGTAGTGTGTTCTGTTATGGCTGTTACTCTGTTGATAATCATTGCCTCTATTGTTTTTAGATTTAGAACAGGGTGTTTTGAAAATGAAAGAAATTCTGACAGAGACGCTGCGTAAAAGCGGTGCGGCGGTATGCGATAAGATAAAGGAGATGTTTTTAAGCGGGGAATGCGATCATCTCACAGCCAACGATCTTGAGACATGGATGCAGCTTGCTAATCCGGCTAAGTACTATACCGGAGAAGAGGCTGTTTCTTATCTTAATGTAACTTCTAAAAGATTTTATGAATATCGGAAGGCGAAGTTAGTTCCTGATCCGGTTAAGATAAAGGGATTTCCTAAACCTTTATATACGAAAGTTATGTTGGATGAGGCTATAAAAACCATATCCGGCATGAGTGAAAGAGATATTTATATGAGGATCTTGAATGCTAAATCAAGAGAATCAAGAGCAAAAGAAAGGAGGGGAGCATGATCACAAATGGTGAATTTGTATCAAGAGTCGTAAACGGTATTCATGCCCTTGATAAAGACTCCCATGTTAGCCGGAGATGGATATTGAATATCGGTAGAACCAAAGCCGAATCTTATACAGCCCAGAGGTGGGATGACGGAACGTTACTTGGCGACCACCGGCTCCTAACTTACGTTACTTGCCTGGAGATGATTGAAGTTGACAAAATAGTTTGCTGCGATGCCGAATTTGCGTTGTGTAATACACTTATGCGGTCAAAACATAAACTTCCAGGACTTCTTTATTCTGCCCTTAGACCGGCTATTACTAAGGTGACTAACGTAGATAACACTATATTTTTTAAGTTCGCTGAAATAAAGTCGTATCGCAATGAACAAAAAAGACCGTATGCTAAATACGTTAAAGAACGGCGTCCTTTTTATTATGTAGAAAACGACTATATTTATATACCGGATTTTCATATAGAGCTTATTAACGTAGAGTTCTTCACAACAAGAAGAAAGAAGGCGCTGGAGTTAATGGCCTGCGATCCTACACCTAAAGGGTGTGAGTCTGAATGGGAATACGAATTTATCTGTCCTATCAAGTTAATTGAGTATGTAGTGGCAGAGACGATAAAGGAAGTAGCATTCAGGCTACAGATTCCTATTGATGAAAATCCGAATCTTGATTCCAATCAGAAAAGTCAAATTGTTCAGTGATTCTTTTTATTGGATACCCGGCCATAATTATATAGTTTGGCCGGGTATTTTTTTTGTACTATTTCAATGCAAGAACAGGGTTTCCCCATTTTCTTTTCCATTTGTCTCCGAGGTAATTTATCAAGGAATTGTAATCTTTGATAAAACCGTCATCAATAACAGAGGCTATGACGTTCTCTATGGCTATTATATCATTGAGCTCATCCTTACTGGCAGTATTCCTTATCCCATCTTCGTGTTTATTGAAAACAATGAAATTAATAGCTTTAGCAACTCTTTTTATATTGTCTTTCAAGTCATTCTTGTTTGGAACTATTCTGCTTATTGCGCTGCACATCCTAACGTATGCATCACCGGCTTCGTTCCGGTTTTCTATCAAGCCATCCGTGAGCCAAATGACAACCTCTGCGTAAATCTCTGGATCCATCTCTAATGCTATCATGACAAACAGATAAGGATTTACAAACCATTTTTGATCTACTCCTTTTCCTTTTTTGTAGGCAAGGTCTAATTTCCCAAGATCCATTACACTGCTGATATTCAATTTGTTATTATTGAGTAGAAGATTTCTTCTACTCAATAAAAGCTTATTTTCCAGCTTATTAACCAATTCAGTACACCTTTCTTTAAATGATTCAGTTTCTATTATATGACTCAATTGTTTTGGAGCCAAACCCAATTTTTCTCTTTTAGCAGACAAGGCTTTCATCGCGTCAGTTATACATATGTAACCATCTTTAGACATAACAGACACATTCATTCCTAACAAAACTCGATCTTTTGATTGTAAAACAACATTTGATTTCATAACTTTACTACGATTTTAATTTTGTAAAATATAAGTCTACCTGTCCGTGAGGATCGGTAGACTTTGCAAATATAGAATAGTATTTCGATGCAACAATACATTCTAATGTTAATTATCTGAAATGTATAATTTTAATTTTTGAATGATGAAAAGAACATCAATACAATCACCGTATTTTGCAGCCTACTATCATCGTCTCATGAAGAGAAAGAATGGTTTTAAGAAAGGTATGATAAGAGACAGAGGAGAGGTTTTAAGGCTGTTATCTATTATATGGAAAACCGTATCAGAACATTATGTGGAAGCTGATGCCGGTGTTTACGTAGATAACGTAGGATACTTATGCCATGTGCTTATACCGGGGCAGCGCTTTGCCGTCAGGCGGGACCTGGACATCGTGAGCAGGCTCGGCACCAACGGCTACCTCTACAACCACCTGGCTATGGATTTCGCAGACTCCAAAAGATATTACCATTTTGTAATACAAGATAGCTTGAAAAAGAAGTTAAGGGTTAAAATGAATAAAGGACGAAGATACCGATTTATGTATAATGAAATACTTGCTAAAAGAAGGGTGTTTAAAGACTTCCAGATTAAGAGAGTTTTCGAAGATAAAGAATTAGGACACAGAAAGTCGTAGAAAAAAGTAGCGATCACCCTTTGTAGATACAGGATAATCGCTACTTTTACATATCCGTCTACCTTCTCAGGCTGGCGGATATAAAAAATCATTCCTATTATGGGAACAAAGATAAACAATTTTCAAAACAATGCGAAGAACAGTAACATTATTTTGACGTCAGAATCCAACGAAATGGAATTTAATAAAGAAATTGAAACTGTATCATCTTTCAAAAATTCAGATTTTATAGAGTTAAAAATTATTGTCATTGATCATGAACCGTATTTTATAGGATCACCTATAGCTTCATTTTTGGGATATACAAATCCAAGAAAAGCAATAAGAGATCACGTTGATGAAGATGACAGGATGATAATGAAAGTACCTGATACTCAAGGGTGGAACGAAACGTTCCGCCCATATACTCCTAATACTAAAATACTGATAATCAACGAATCTGGCTTATATAGTTTGATTTTTGGATCAAAGATGGATTTTGCTAAAAAATTCAAGAAATGGGTAACATCAGAAGTCCTTCCCTCTATAAGAAAAACAGGTTCTTATTCTATAACCCCTAAAGATTATCCATCTGCCTTAAGAGCTTTAGCTGATGAGGTTGAAGCCAAGAATAGAGCCATAGCAGAAAGAGCACAAGCAGAGGCGGAAAGACAGCAGGCGATAAAGACCATAGAAGAGCAGCGTCCTGATGTAGAGTTTGCAGAGTCGTTCAAGAAAGTTGATCATGAAAATATGTGGTTGATTCGTGACATTGCTAAGAAGCTTGAGCAGAATGGAATCATCATCGCAGAAAAGAATCTTCGTTTGTTTCTTGAGGAAGTCAAGTTCATGTTCAGAAATGGGCAGGGTAGATGGGAGTTATACAGTGATATTGTCAAAAATAAGTTTGGTGTTTATCGATCTTACTTTGTGGATAAGTACTCCGGTGAAAGGATCAATCAGCAAACAATATACATGACTGGTGCCGGATATGAAGTTACGCTCAATGGTATAAAAGGGAAATGTAGAAGCACGTTTCTAAAGTACGGTAAATTCGAAGACTCTAACTTTTGAATCTTCAAAATAGGACATTAACTATATTATCAATATCTTTGTGGAGGTCAGGTTCGTTTCCTGTCCTCCATTTTTTTTAAGAGATGACAGTCGAAAATTATATCATAGAGTTAAAATCGTCTTTAAGATCATTTGACAAGCGTGATCTGATAGATGAGGTATCCATCTACAAATGGGTAGAAATTGCCCTGAAGAAGTTTGGAGGCGATATTACTATGCGCAAAGAAGCGGTAGTGGATGTCAAGCGAGGGCAGGCTCGTATGCCTGGTGATTACTTTGATCTTATTCTGGCTTTTAAATGCGATTTTAAAGGATATGAGGTACCTGAAGGTGACAAGGTGATACCAGAACTTCAAAATACAATAGCCTGGAAAGAACGTACCGAAAGAAGTTATAGGTGGTGTTCTTGCGATGAATGTTGTAAAGACGAATGCGAGAAAGTGATAGTTGAAAAATTTTATATCAACACCCATGATCGCGATCATGAAGTTCGTTGCTATTATGACCGGCCAGTAATGTTAGGTCTTGCCAAGCCTATGCTTCGTGATTCTTGTTTAAGTAAATGCCGGAATAAGGTAATAAAGGATAGTCCGTATGAGATAAATATCGTAAACGGATCCCTGTATGCTAATTTTGATGGACCCATTTACATGCAGTACCGGTCTCTTCCTTTCGACAGAGAATCTAATATAATTATACCAGACACGCCTCAAGGTCTGGTATTGGATTATGTAGATAATTTTGTAAAGATGAGATTCTTTGAGGAACTGATGTATAATGGAGAAGCACAAGGAGCGGCCGATTTGTTCAAGTTGTATGCACAGCAAGATTTGGTTAAGCTGAAAAATGCTAAGACCGAACTTAAGATGATGGGTATGACATTAAAAGGCATGTACGAACCTCTTAGGAGGCGCCGTGCTGAGTTTGAGATATATACTAAGGCGTATCCTATAATTGACAATATACTTAAATTGGTATGACAGAAGTAGTTCTATTTATATACTTGCTTGGCGTTATTGCATCTATGATTGTTTGGTCAATCAGGCAATTTAAAGGAGATGCGAGTTTGGTAGAGACAATGTACTGCCCGATAGTATTTTTGTCGAGTTGGATATACGTATTCGAAATATTAAAAAAATAAACAAAATGTTAGAAGTTAGTGCAAGCGAAATAGTAACTGCCGACAAAATGAGAGGCGTAGGACCGGCAAACATCATTTTCACAGCCGGCCCTAATCCGGTAGCTGAAGATCGTAGAGGCGTAGCTAAGGTAACGGCTGGTGGAGAGAGTAAGAGTGTTACAATCACACAAGCTGCCGGCGAGCAGGTCGTTGTAATTCCTGAGTTCGATTATCTCGTTCTTAGGTACGGATGGGAATCAGAAGACGGTTCTGATTTTGATACTGCAACTGGGTTCACCAATACAGGCATCTCGGATGTAGATAATAAATATGTTGGATGGAGTAAGCAGTGGGCTACTACCCAACAACAGGTAGGTGATTACCTTATTTATGGTGGTGATAACATGCAGTCTGGTCTTGAAGGGGCACTTATTAAGATGAAGACCTTGCTATCAGCGCCGGGCATGGACGAGTCTGAGCCTAATATTAATGCCGATATCTATGGTAATTGGTATGGGAATAGAGGGCGAGGAAATGTCGTTGTGTCTTTTACAGCCTACCTTGGAGGAGAGATGGTTAAACAAGGATTTAACTTCATTAACGAAGGTGGTGAGGAGGTTTACTCCGACAGTATCACTACCAACGTTTCGGCTAATGGTGAAACCAATTACCAAAATATAAAAGGTCTGTACACTAAGATGGGTACGATGGTTTATAATAAGGAAAAGCGTGATTGTGTGATCGTAATAGGGTAATGGCATGGAAGATCTGTGGAGTAAATACGATAAGATAAAAGAAGTCTTCTATAGGGATTTCGTTTATGATTCCAGCTACACAGAGCAGGCCTCGTGCATCCCACTGTCGTCGGTGAAGAACGGGGTAGGCTGGGTCGGCGACGGAACCATTAACCTGGCTCAGTATCTCCAGTTCCTATACACGGAAATGGTTCTTGGTAACAAGACAGAAGATGATGTTCGTAATGCCATACTGGTGCTTACTCGTCTTGCCGATACTACTTATGATCTATTTTTTAATAGCAATAAAGGTATTTATTTCAAATTCGAAAAAGGATTTTTTTTAAGAGACGATATCCATAGCAAAGATGCAAGCAAATTCGGTCTTACCAAGATAAGTTCCGGGTACACTAATGGTATAGAGTTGAAAGACGAAGATCCATGCTTCTCCCCATTCACTTCACAAGATCAGATCTGGAATCTGGCTCCTATATTAGCTTTCTTGTCAGAAAAAGGATTTGAAGAAGCCAGGCAAGCAGGATACGATATTTTTGAGTATGTTATTAGAAACAGACACAAGATATACAATCCTTATTACAGTGCCTTGCTTCATCATTGGACATTCCTTCCTGATATGGATACCGATAAGGTCAAGCCGTGGGATAGGGTTAGCAACCGTAACAAGAATCTTAAATACAAAGTTAAGGTTAAGAGAGGAGCTAATAACTGGTATTTTTCTGGAGGTTTTAGATGGGCTTTTAAGAAGTTTAGAGGCGAGTGTAGTACATTCTGGCATTGCCTATGGTATAAACCATTTATATTCTTAGCAGACAGGGTATATCATCCATACATATGTAAATGGTTTGGTATTAAGGTTAAGAATAATTCTTATTATTGTCTTGGATCCACAAATGAAAAATCATGGTACGGTCCTAAGTTTAGAAAGAGGTTGGTTAGTAAGTTTAACAAATCTTTGGAAGGAGGAGAATTATTCATGCCTCATCTGGTTTTTCTTCATGGATGTGAAGGTGTTGATGGAAGTAGCTTAGAGTCCTACCTTAATGAATGGGAATGGGATGGAGTTAATTCTCCTATAGAGTTTTTAACTTTGTGTAATTGGTATAAAATATTTTTTGGCAATGAAAATATATTATAAATCAAAAATAGCTAAGTTATTTACGTTCATTGACGGCTACAAAACAATTATGTTATTTGGAGCCGTATTTACCGAAAGCGATGCTGTATCATTGAGAACCGAATATCATGAGGAGGCGCATTGTAATCAGTATCATACGTTATTTTATTTTGGTATGTTCGTGTCTTTGCTTACAATAGGATTGTGTTTATTATTCGGTAATGCAGGATGGTGGATGTTGTGGCTGTCTCTTATTCCGATATTTTTATACTATTCATGGTATTTAATTGAGTACCTGATTAGGCTGTGCATATATCGCGATCATGACAAGGCGTATCATAATATCGTATTTGAAAGAGAAGCATATAACTTAGAAAAGTATTGGAATCGGCATGATGCTTTTAGAGAGGAGTCTGAAGGGTTTAGTTTCTTGAAATATTACATAAAAGGAGGTGGAAGATGAGGAGAAGGGTGATGATGGGAAAGAGAGAATTGGTAGAAGTTGTGGAAGAGTTAAAATCATCCGGTACATGGATGGTGCCAGCTGGTTGTAAATTTGTTGATGTATTCATTGTTGGTGGCGGTGGCTCTGGTGCATCGTCAGGCCCTGAAAGAGGTGGTGGAGGGGGGCGGATCGGGGTATGTTAAAACATATCTTGATGTGCCTGTTACTCCAGAAAGTGTTGTTAGCTATTCAATAGGGAAAGGGGGAGATCGTGTAGTTTCGATGTCTGCTTACGATGATCAGAAGAATGGTCTTCCAGGGTCAGAGTCCTGGTTTAAATCTAATTCAATAAAAGCTCTTGGCGGAAATGGAGGTCGATATTCCGGAAGAGGGGGCGATGGGGGATCAGGTGGTGGTAGTGGAAGACCTGAAGAAAAGACGGCAGGATATATTGGTGGAAGTGATGGTTCTAATGGAGCAGGTGATATGTCTGGAATCGGTCAAGGGAGCACCACCAGATGCCCGTTCAATAATAAATTGTACGCCGGAGGTGGTGGAGGTGGTGGAGAATATAGTTCCGGATCAGCACCAGGTGGCGGTGGTATCGGTTATGTCGGAGATATTTCGAGAAGACCTACTAATGGAGAACCCAATACGGGCTCAGGAGGAGGTTCTTTTTATATAAGTGGTTCCAATGTCTCAGGAGGATGCTATTCGGGCGCAGGCGGTTCCGGTATCATAATACTTCGTTACATGAAATATAAATAAGACAAGGTGATTATCTGCCATTTTACGCTCACTTTGAAAGCCCATGATTAAATCTCTTTTGTTATCTTTGTGACAAACAGTTACAAAGATGGCATCAGAAGATAACAGAAACATAGTGGTACCTCAAACAGGTATGAACCGAGATCTGCATCCGTCGAGTCTTACGGATCAGCATTATACGTTTGCCTTGAATGCCAACATCGAATCCGAGGACGGTAATGTTGGGATGAGATCTAATGAGCACAGTAATCTTAAATGCATTGATTTCGATGGGTTTAAAGTTATTGGTTACAAGAATGATCTTACTTCAGGCAATATCTATTTTTTTATAACAAATCCTGAAACAGGCGTATCTAAAATAACTTATTTCAAGCCTGAATCCGATACAAGTATCTTATCCGATTCCGATATAGAATCTATGGTAGAAGGATCGGAGTCGTTGTGTTCTGGCATGAAGACCTTGCTGGAAGACAACGAGCAAGATCCTTGCCTTAAGTTCTCTATCTACCATCCTATAAAAACCATAGAAATAAAGACAGAGAAATGTGGAAAATGTATTTACTGGACTGACGATTATAATCCTCCCAGGTATGTTATTGTAGACAAGGCTCTGACTCCTGATGATGAAGGTGATATATGGTATCATTATCATGGGTATAAGATATGCGATAAAGAATACGATAGGAAAAAGTTCATGCAGGAGAATGGTTGTTTTCTGGCATGTGAGAAACTTAGGGTGTTTCCGCTACTCAAACCCATGTGCATAGAGCCGGCTCAGATAGAGTACGGGGGCAGCCTGCGCTCAGGCGTCTATCAGGCCACTGTGGCTCCTTGTGACGAGTTTGGAAATGAGCTTGGAAGTTATTCTAATCCTACTAATCCTGTACCTATATTCGATGAACAGTATATTACTCAAAAAGATGGCAAATGGGGAGAACGTACTAATTTAGGTATTAGATTCGTCGTATCTAACATAGATCGTCAAGTTGAATATTTTAAGGTTGTTATCATTCAAAATACAGTAGGATACAACGGAGAAACTCAACCGGTTGTTGATTACTTTGTAGAAGGTATCCATCCTGTATCAGAAAAGACTATATTGTATTATTCGGATCTTAATAACAAACGTACTACATTCGAACACATATCCTTGAAAAAACCTGTGTATAACACATCAAGGGGGATTGTGGCTGTCGGGAATCGTCTTCTTCAATATGGTCTTACGGCGGAAAAAGAATGGAATTTACAGCCTGTAGTTTCCCTCATGGGACACTTCCTTCAATGGCAGGCATCGGTAGCCCACGAAGATCTGTATAAGGATGGTAATGCCTGTTCATTGTATGTGGGGTATATGAGAAATGAAGTGTATCCGTTTGCTATTTCTTTTAAGTGCTCCAACGGTTATAAAACTCCGGCATTTGTGTTAATACCTCCCCCTTATAAAGATGCTGCGGCAGAAATAGAAAATAAGGATACTGATAGAGTATATAAGTCCATAAACCAATATGCTCCTCCTTGCTCAGGGCAAGAGCGTAAATTCAAGTGGCAGTATTATAATACGGCAGGAGATCCGAAGGATTTTGATGATGAAGAAACCGGACAAGAAGAATGTAAGAATCCGGCTACTATCGGTCAAACTATAACATTACAAAATGATTTTAAAACTTATACGAACGTTAGTTTTACATTCAGAAGTCAGATTATAATAGATGAGGTGATTAATTATTTTTCATCTAATATAAAAGACATCGCATGTAATACCGCTACAGAAGAACCTAATAATGCTGCTGCCAACGAAATATGCGATATATTCAACAGCTACGGAGACCCTGACGATCCTAATACGGAGGAACAAAAAGAAGTTATAGATGGTATCGAGGCTCCTGAGTTTGGAGCCGAGTGTACTGATGCGCATCGCCAGTATTCGCTTATTACAGCTCCGGTAGATCGTATTGTGGGTTTCCGTGAAGAATATACGTATAAGGAGCTCGAGGATATGGAGCACGTATCCACCGACTACCTATATACTACCGGCGGTGAAAAGCAGGATAAGTATTCTGTGTTATTTAACTGGGAACTACAGGAGCAAATGATAGAGTTCATGGACAAGTATTTCTTTGCCGATGACGAAGATGGCGGTCATTGGGCTGGATACTGGTCGGGTGATGACGGAACCAAGGCGTGTGCTGTATATGATTCTCTGTTACAACCGTCTGTTATATTACAGTCTATAGCCGAAGCTATTTATGTTCTGGATTCTATGCCGTGTACTTGCGGATGTTTTATAGAAGAGCCTTGTCTTAATCCTACTGTTGCCAGAAGCGATTATAACTCATTCCAGTCATCTTCTACACTTCTTGGAGCATATCTTCTTATGAATGATGTGTGGAATGATGATGAAGGAGAAAGTGAGGTCTGCTTCCCGGACAGCAATCACTGTCTTCCAGATTGGCGTGCCGGACGTTCTTCGAGCACTATCCACAATGACGCCTACAGGTCAAGGATAGCGCCTGGAGCCTTGATAAGGGACACCTGGCCTGAGATAGAGAAGAAGATAGATGATTATTCATATAATTTCCTTGATACCGGTTACGTTCCAGAAGGAGATTACGGAGATGGATGGACCTGGGATTCTTATGCTAATTTAGCTGACAATAACGTAGGCGCTCTTATTCCTGAAGATGTTAAAGGTTCTACGATGTTTACGTCAGAGTTGTTGGTATGGAGGTTTACGAAATGCGTGCTTCGTAACGCCCGTTTCCTTCATATTGCAAGACCTAAAGAATGGGATGATCCTGATTTCCCGGCCAAGGACAAAGTTCTTTATCTGGAATCTTTGGGTAAAATAGATGGTCTTATGGATGCTGTGTCCACACAATATGTCCGTCTTTCTTTTTGGAAATCATTAGATCCAAGATACAAAGGAAGCAATAGGAAGATAGATAAGGATGATCTCAACTTTGATTGGGAGAAGATTATGGATGAAGGTGATAATTATGTTATTGTTGGAGCATCCCGTCCTTACTTTGGGCACATAGGCGAATCTTTCTTCGATAAGTACCCTGATGGATTGTATGTAGCCATAGACTGCCCTATAGTATCATGCCCTTGGATTTTTACCGTCCGACAGATTGATTTCTGTAGGGTTAAAGACGATGGAGAAGAGGAGAACAGTAAGAATCCGTCAAGAGGTTTGGTAGGCACATCTTACGTCCTTGGTAAAACTATATACCCCTATATTTTTGGTATCAGAGAAAAGGAAATAGACCGGATAAATGTACGGGCAAAAGAAATATCGTTAAGGGCCACAGTAGAATACGCCAGCCAGTGTACGATATGCGGGGATCGCCCCATAAACTGCGCTCCAAGGAAATACAAGTACGGTGATTTCGCTTACTGGGAATCGTCTGAGAAGTATCCTGCTAATTTTGAACTGTACGACAGTAGTAAGGTTAAGATAAGTGATCATGGTTATGAAGGCAATTCCAAGAAAGCATACGACAATATCGTATCCAAGCTTACTGAATACTACGGTTCCCCCTCTACGGATGACAAGGGAATGATGTCTTTTAAAGGTCATAAATATGGTACGGTAGATACCAGTACCATCTTTTGCCAACAACCTATTCGGCATTATAAGTTCCCTGACAACGATCATATGCTTTTCATGAACCGGGATGTTAGGTCTTATGATGTTCCTTCCGATATTTATCCTATAGGAATATTAGTAGACGAGGATATGATTAACGTCTTCCTTGATTTTGCTGTAGATTCCGGATTGATAACCAAAGAGCAGCGAGATATGGTTACAGGCTATGAGATATATAGAGGTGACAGACGCCTTAATCGCTCTGTTATAGCCACCGGAATAGCTTACGACATGTACAGGTATTCCGGTCAAAACTCGAATCTTAATCTGTATCCTAATTATCCGTATAATGATTTATCGGATGACTCTTTTAATTACGCAACTGAAAAAAGGGTATCGTTTATAACCCACCCATTTTTCAGAAGAGGAAACGTGTGGTATGCATTTAGTTCTCCTGATATTTATTTCAATAAGCCTGAAACCCCTACGGAGGTGGCTATAGAAGGTTTTATAAGGGGAATGTCTGTAGGAAACTTTGATGAGGTTGAAGATCATCCCAAATGGACTATCTTAGGGAAACAATCATATAAGATGGCGGCTACGTTGGCTAACATCGAATCTACGGCCACCATAGCTTATCAGATAGCGGAAGAGCTTATGAACCGTTCTACGTCTGCGTATGTAGGTGTGATAGGTAATATCAATATGGCAATGATATTCGCTTCAATGATTGCCACCATATCTGATACGCTTGCTAAAAGACCGGTATTGTATGGTAAGTACAGATATGATTGGCTCACGACATTCATAAACAATGGCCCAAGAAGAAACCATGCTTTTTACTACACGTCTGTAGGTTACTATAATAGCATGATGGGCTTCGATGATACGGCTCCATACGAACAAAACAGATTAAGGGGATTGGCTAACACCAAGAGTCTTAAATCAGGTATGTACCCCATATCCGACCCGTCTACGACATCATCTTGGGTTACTGGAGAAGATGTGGGTGATGATAACCAAAACGCTTCAAAAGATTTCTTGTTTATAAATAACATAGATAGAGAATCCTCCATGTTCTTGTCTTTTGGAGATCCGGGAGAAAAGGATCCTGATACAAGCATCTTAAATTCAAAGTATCTTGTATCGTATCCTATGCAGGCCCAGGTATATGATACAAGTCGTATCCATGACCCTGTTATCATGGCTTCTGATGCTGGATCTAAAGAATCTTTTGAAAGAACGAAGATGTTGTCTTATATCTGTTCTCCATATATGAAGCTTATGCGGTACAGGCCCGATCAGTATGGAGCTATAGAAGACATCAAATGGATATCAGTCGGAGGATGTGGATTCTTCCAAGGAGGGAAACAACCGCTGTTTGGAGGTGACACCTACATATCGAGGTTTTCTATGAAACGGAAATTCCCATTTTTTTATAATACTGCTTTTGGTATAGGGGATATGATACCATTTGCTTACAATGATTACCGAAATGTCGGATTTCCCAAGTATTTCGTTAATTACGATACTGGAGAAGATATGCTTGAGCATACTGACAACGAACGTTTTAATAGCTGGACATCATCAAGCAAAGGAACGTATTCTTTTTATCCAAACAGAAAAAGTTTGTATAATTTAAATGGTGAGAACGAGGCTAAGAAATACGTGGATGGTAGATTCTATCTGTGGTCTTATGGTATTCCTCAATTCCTCGTAGAATCGGAAATAAACTGCAATTTCCGATTAGAAGGAGTAGAGCCCCATGAATGGTTTTATCCGGCTCATGGTGATTTTGCTTGGTGGACACAAGAAAAGAACGTATCTATCCATAGGGACAATGATTACAAGATAAGTCCTATCTATTCATCAAGAATGACATTGACGCCTAATGTATTGCCGGCGACATACGAACGTCGTTTTTATGATTGTGCTTACCAGCGACCTAATGGTGTTATATGGAGTAGGGCTGATGTATCTGAAAACAGTCAAACAGATCCGTGGCTGACGTACAAGCCTATGGACTATCATGAGTTCCCAACCAGCAACGGGAAGCTTATTCACATGAAGCGTATTGAATCCGATCAGATCCTTGTCAGGTTCGAGGATCAGGTTTCACTCCATAACGCCATAGACGTAATCAAGGAGCGCACCTCCCCGGGGCAGGCTGAGATGGGCACAGGCGGTCTGTTCGCGTCCAGGCCTCTGGAGTACAACACGACCGACCTCGGTTATTCTGGAACCCAGAGCACTGAAATAATTAGTTCAGAATTTGGTCACTTCTGGGTAGATACTAAAAGAGCACAAGTGTTTATGACCGATCCGAACGGACGTAATCTCAAGGAACTTAGTGTAGGTATCAGACATTGGCTTAAACGTCATCTTCCGTTTAAGATTCTTAGATACGGAATAACTAACATCTTAACCGGTACAGAGATGACAGAAGAAGATACAGACAATAAATTTATCGGTCTTGGTCTGTCTCTTGGATGGGATAACAGGTATAAGAGGGTACTTATCACGAAAAAAGATTATATACCTGTTAAGAACCCGGCATATTACAAATATGATGGTGGAAGGTTCTTATACAATGAAACAGAGGTGCTGTCAAACGATAAGGAAATATCTTTAAAAGACGAACAGTATTTTAAAGACGTGTCGTTCACTATCGGATATTCGTGTCTGAAGCAAGAATGGATTTCTTATTATTCGTTCTGTCCTGACTATTATATAGAACAGCAACAATATTTCCAGACAGGAATAAACTTCCCAGCATCAGACGAAGAAGGCGGCTTATGGAGTCATTTGCTGACGAATAAGAGCTTCCAGACATTCTATGGAGCAACATATCCATTTATATTAGAAGTGCCGATAAAAGAGAAATATAATGGCTCTACGCTGGCTTCTGTAGAATACGAGCTTGATGCAAGGAAATACGTCGATGATGTGAATTACACTCTTGACAGGAAAGTAGGTTTAGATACGATAACTATCTACAACGACACAAACAACTCAGGCGAAATTCATCTTGTTCCAGAAGAAAAGAATAATTTAGCGCAACGTATATCGTATCCGAAGATCGTAGGCGACTATACTGAGGTCCTGGATACTGAGGTATATAGAAGACATAAGTTAAATGACTTCTTCAACAGGGTTGACGACGACCGGTCAGAGACCCCTATTTGGATCAAGGACGATAACGATATAAATAAGTCAGTTAATCCTGATTCTCTTAATTTCAGACGGTCATGGCTGGATAGGTTAAGAGGAAGTTGGATGCTGATGAGGATAAAGAAAGTAATTAGCAACCGAAAGATTATATTCCAGTGGTTGATTTCTGAGGATAAGATTAAGAATAGATAAATTACAATATTTAATAAGTTGAAAATAAGTAGTTTTTATTTTGTGATTTAATAATAGTTGAATATATTTGTAGCGCCTATCGATCCATCGCGGACAGGTAGGCGCTTATTTATTAACAATAAAACGATGTAAAATTATGAAAAGTAACGTGTTATTGCAATCAGAAAGCAGAGAGTTGTTGGGTAGGAACATCTCTGTTATGTCAAAAGACGGTTTTGTGTGTATAACAGAGGTAATGGAAGCTTTGACTGAAAAGAGGGAAAAACAGGGTTTGGCTCCAAAAAGATTAGATGATTTAATGAGTACAAAAGGATTTCAAGAGAAAATGTATGCTTTAGTTAAGAGACTGAATATAAACAATATATGTACTGCGGTAAAAATCGCAGTACAAAAAAACGATCTGTGTATTAGCAAGTTGACTGATCTTAAAAAATATCATATGGCTTACAGAAAAGGAAAAGGAAAAGATCAGAAATGGTTTGTGGATCCTTATTTCTTTGTAATGGTTGCATTGGAATTAGATCCAGATATATATGCGAGTGTGGTTATATGGCTTACTGATGGCCTTATCAAGAATAGAAATATGGCAGGTGATGCTTATATAAGAACATGTAAATCTGTAGGATCACTTGTAAAAAACAAAAATGAATTATCTGATAAGATAAAAAGGATAGCAAAGGCTATTAATTTTATTGTATTCAATAAACATGAGGATGGAATAAGAAATATGGCAACGGAAGAACAACTTAATGATATAACGGAATTGGAAATAGCCATAAGTTCGATAATAGACGGAGGATTTATAACAAACTACAATGATCTTATATCTTATTTAGGCAAGGAGTGGAAAAAAAGATGGGGTAATCCAATTATGGCTCTAAAGTAATTTATTCAAATTAATCTATTTTAAATCATTTTAATTTGTAAATCATATTTTAGTGTCTATATTTGCATCGTAATCAAGAGAGATTATAATATAAGACAGTGGTGATGGAAGGTGATACTTCGGTTTGTGTCATAGGTTCGAGTCCTATATTTTTCATGTAAGAAAAATTAGATCAGTTGGTAGATCAAAACCTCCTTTCATATCAAAACACCTTCCAGGTTCTCCCTGTTTTAATAAAATATACAGATGGTGAGGAGTTCGGTTACTTCGAAAATTAGCGTAGTGGATAACGCGGTATCCTGTAAAAATACTTTTCATTGGTTCGAATCCAATATTTTCATTTTGTCCGGCTCCGTTTTTCCTCTGTTTGAAATATATAAAAACTAATGAGTGGTGATGGGGTTAGTTACTTCGAATTTAGCTCAGATGGATAGAGCGATACTCTTTTAAAGTATAGGTCGATGGTTCAAATCCATTATTTCATTGTTTACGCTAACTTCAGCTTTTCCCTCATTGAGTATTCATTTTGATATATTTTTTCAAGCAGTGGTAGTAATATCACTGCTTTTTTTGTATAACACTTTAAAGAAAACAACAAATGGGAAAGTTTAACAAAAAGGATGAAGGTGTTAAGCCTACGATCGTGAATCACATGGGAGAGAAGGCGTATAAGCCTAACGCAGAAGAAGAGTTGGTATCTACGGTAATGACTACCATGTTATCTGATTCTTATTATGAGAAAGAAAAAGATAAAGTAGAAAGAATTAAGAACCTTATGGATCAGGTGGATCCGTATTTTGCAGCACAAACAGCATTGTATGTTAGGAAAGAAGGAAAGCTTAGGTCAGTAACGCATCTTATGGCTTCTGTCATTGCCAGCAAAGCATCGGGTAAGGAATGGGCTTCAAGGTTCTATAACAAGATCATTATGCGTCCTGATGATATGAGTGAAATTCTTGGCTGCTATGCGGCTCTTAACGACAAAAATCCAAAGAAGTTAAGAGGTATATCCAGTGCTATTAAGAAAGGATTTAAGACGGCTTTGGAAGGTCTTGATCCGTACCGGATTGATAAGTATAAGATGGACAGTAGGGTCATTACTATGGTTGACTTAGTAAACTTATTTCACCCTAAAGGCAATCAGGCTAATAAAATGGCTTTCCAGTACCTTATAGAAGGTCGGTCTTTGTCTGGATTATACGAAAGCAAGATTCTTGAAAAAGAGATGTCTAAAGCCGGACAGGATAAGAAAGACAATAAGGAGAAGAAAGAAGCTTTAGGTGACGCTATTCGGGACGTGGTTTCTAATGTAAAAGGCATGCCTATTTTTAATATGGTTCGTAACCTTGTAAACATAATCAAATACGCGCCTGATCAAATAGATGAAGTTTGTAGGCAGCTTACAATAGAAGAGAAGGTACTTAATTCGAAGATGCTTCCTTTCCGTTTTGCTTCAGCTTTCAAAGAGGTTGAAAATATGGGCACTGATGGTTCCGATAATGATATTGTATTTGAGTCGGATAAAAAACGAGCTAAATTAACAGCGCGTAATAAATATAAGATTTTAGATGCGTTGGAGAAAGCCATAACCATCTCCTGCAAGAACTTGCCGGTATTGGAGGGGCGGTCGGCTATCCTGATTGACCACTCTGGCTCTGTACGTGGAGATATGGGAGGGTCTTCTGAAGTGTCTGCCTTTAGCAAAACAGATACGGCTGTCATTGGTAACTTGTTTGGCTGTATGATTGCTTCTGTGCTTCCTGACGTATTTATTGGTATGTTTGGTGACAAACTTATCAATTACGAATATGATAGAAGCAGAGGTGTTTTGTGGAACAACAAAAAATCTTTTACTGCCGGAGGAGAATGCGGTGGTGCTACCGAAAACGGTCTTTTTGCATTCTTGGAAAAGTGCGTTAAAGATAAGATCAAAGTAGATAACTTGTACGTTATTTCAGATATGCAGATAGGAGATGGCGAATCTATTGTATGGGAGAAAAGTTCCAATTATAAATATGGTAAATTCGCCGAACTTTTGAAAGGATTCAAGAAAGTGAATCCAAATTGCAAGATCGTTTCTATTTCTATTCAAGGATATGGAAGTGAGATGTTTTACAGAGGATCTAATATCTTGAACATAGCTGGCTGGTCAGAATCTATCTTCGATGTTATTAACAGCAAGTTCTGCGGATATAAGAATATGATTGAAGAAATTAAGAAAATAAAAATATAATCATTGATTTTGCTTCAATTGTAATTTCCATAGTAAACAAGTTTTAGCTTTAAAGGTATAGCCGAAGAAGTACGTGAGTATATCTTCGGCTTTTTTATTTACCTTTGTTGAAAAACAGTTTGTTATGAAACAAGTATTATATAAAAATGATATATACCCCTATAATGTAAGGGTATTGCTTGGAGCAGATGAAGAGTATATAGTTAAGACGTTCGCCAACCTGGAAGTAGAAGATCAGAGCTGGGAGGGGTGGACTGATGATTATGGTGGCAGAACTATTTTCGTAGGAAACCGAACCAATCACAGGAAAGAAATATGTTTCTTATTTCATTCACTATCTGATATGGATGTTAGAACCATAGGACACGAATGCCTGCACGGTCTTTCTATTTATTGTAAGTATCTTAATATGGATTACGGTTTTGAAGTCGGAGGAGATGAGCATGCCGCCTGTCTGATGGGATGGTTAGTTGATAAGGTTTGTGGTGCTTACCACAAATTTAAGAAGGAGGAAGAAAAAAATGGCAAAGAAGACTAAAAATTATGTAAGAGACAAACAACCAAAAACATTATGGAGTAAAATTGGTCCGTTTGTAAAACTTAGAGAATATCTGGCATCTAATATAACACCTGACGTGTATGCTAATGAAAGAGGATTAAAAACCAAAATAATGGAATTTTTTGGTCAAGATGTTCCGAAAGCCAATGTAGATGATTTTAGTCAGAATCTTTGGTTTAGATTCTTAAACCAACCAAATAATCTGAAAGAAGAAAATGGGATTGTCAGAATACCAGACAATATCAAATCCATTATATCTGACAGGATAAATGGTGGGTGGGAGAAAATGACTAAAAAATATGGAAGGGAGCTTGATTCCTTAGATAATAAGATAATTGATGGAAAAGTTGCAGGCAAGGACGTATCTGATTTGGAGGAGTTAAGGGATGTAACAAGTAGGAAACTTGGAATGGTGGAAGAGGGAATAGATCTCTTAAAAAAAGCCAGAACTGGAGAACATCAGGTATTTAACGAATACAATTTTATACCAGATGCTTACGGCGATTTAAATGATTTATCAGGCTTATCAAGTTTCACTATGTACCGTGATGATAGAGGTAGGATGGTCGTAAAAGATAAGTATGATTTTTATAGAAGCGATCAACCTCTTGGTGTAGGGATTGTTACTAAGATTCTTGATACAATAGGATACCCGTTTGATATTCTGGATTATGTAGAAGATAAGAATCCATATGAAGAGAATGATCCAAACAAGGTTTTGTTGAAATCCGCCATTGATTCCAAGAATGATCTGGATAAAAAAATGAAGATAAGATCTAAAAAACAAGGAGGGGATTCTTCTAAGCCGGAAATAGATTGGGATTTATTCAAATCCAAATATGAAAATATGAAGCGCGTGGGTAAGGGTACGCACCGCACTATGGACGTAGATGGAATGAATATGATCTATGATGCTTTATATGATAAAGGTTTCAATCAACGCCAGATAGAAGCCGTATTTGGAAATATTATTGAAGAATCTGGTGGAAACCCCTACGCTGTGTCTGAGGATGGAGAATTTAGGGGACTTTTTCAAGAATATTATAAAAGATATCCGCCAAAAGAGTTTGAAAGAGATAAAGAAAGATTTAAGAGCGATAAGCGTGGATATATCAATTACATGATAGACAGATTTTATGATCATGTTCAAGATGCTGGGATGTATAGTATAAAGGATACTAAATATAATAAAGCCATTCATGCAGTAAGCGAATTTATGTCAGAAGATCCAGATACGGATTATTCGTATCCACTTGTGTATGCTTTTGAAGCTCCATCAGATAAAGAAGGAACTTATGAAAATAGAAAGAGCGTATCAAATTTGATAAGCCAATCTTATGTTTTGGATAATGTTGATAAAAAGGATAATGATAATACTATTGTTGATGCTATTCTTGGAATAAAAAATGATCTTGAGCTACAAGACTCTATTTCCACTACAAGAGGTGAAGCCTTTAAAGAAGCCAGAAAAAGAGGTCTTAAGGAATTTACATGGAATGGAAAGAGATACAATACCAACATGAAGAAGGAAGGTGGCGTAGTTGGCAAGCAGCGTGAAGCATATGAATACTTTACTAATAAGCGCGGCATGTCCAAGATACAGGCGCTTGCTATCATAGGTAATCTCATGGCTGAATCCGGCCTTAAAGATGACATATACGGAGACAACAAAACATCATACGGCATACAGCAATGGCATAATGAGCGCATGGATAAATTGTTCAAGCATGCTAAAAAGAAAGGTCATTCTACACCAACATTCAAAGACCAACTTGAGTTCTTGGCTGACGAATACGAAGGAAAGACCGGATATTCTAATTTCTTATACATAAGAAAAGGAAAAGAAGGACCAGGGTATTACAACTACAGCCGGCAGGACTTTATGAACGCCGATAACCTTAAAGATGCTGTAATAGCTTGGAACCAAGGAGCAGGGCGCCCTCATAAGAGTGTTATAAGAAATGATGACCGTTATAACTATGCTATGGAAGTTGCTAAAAATCTTGGTTTGGAAATTGAAGAAAATTCAGTATCTTTGTATGGTCAAATGGGATTCGGAGATGATGGTGAAATAGCAGCATCAGTAACACTTCCAGAGGTAGAAGTGGCAGCCGCCCTCCCTAACCCGGAAGCCCCGTCCCAGGAGGAACAGTCCGAGGAAGAGAGATTCCGTACATGGACTGAAACGTATGGTAAGGACATCATAAATCATTTACTGACGTTAGACGGGAAAAAGGATGGTGATGACAGTGATTACAGCATGATGTATAAACAGCATGAAAAAGAAAGCGAAGAGGATAAGAAAATGGCTTTGATTAATGCCGTGCTTCCCAATATACAGCTTCGCATTAAAGGCGTCACTGATAATTAGAACAATTATTTTATTTCTCATATTAATAAAGCGAAGCCGGATTTGAGACTCGTTATGCGGATACCGAAGGTTGAAGAACGATATCAAGATAATCCGGCTTTTTTGTGCGATTTCGTGAAGGATGGAACTATCATCGCCTTGGTTTAACAGAACAGACCTACGTACCTCCACTGTCCTGACGGGCATGGGAGCCCGTCTCGCCTACCAGCCTGCCTAATTCTCCACTGGCTACCTAATATAACTATTAACGTCACTCCATCACCTATCTCCTTTCAGTCGATAGGTTCAGTCGTTTTTTAAATGTTATATGTTCTTTCGCATCGTTCCCTTCGGTCACGATACTCAATCCTTTAACACAATTAGGCAAACAATACAATAGACGGAAAAAGTAATTTGTTAATCTGTTCACTCACTTAACTCCCTTCGGTCGTTAAGTTCATTCACTGTAAACAATTATATGAATAAATGGTAAAGTATATAAAATAATATAAATAATATAATGAGTAATATCATTGAAAATGGTCTTAATATTAAGGAAAACGGAGACTATTCATAGGCGTAGTTTTAATTCAAGATTTGTTGTCCCACCACTGACGGTCAGTCGGTTACGTTCAGAGTCGTTTTCCTGTCTCTTATCCAAACCGTCATAAAATAAAAAACCTTGTATCCTATTTCTCTCAAACCGGATACAAGGCAGTGCATTTTCTTCTTTTTATATAAAATCATATATTTGCACTAAACAACAAAAACAATATGGAGACAAAAATAACTGAAATAATGAATCCTCACAAGTTACACGACAAGCTCTTCAAGAAAGAGCGGGTCTCTCCGATAGAAGTTATATACAATAGCTTCAGCAACTTAGGGTACAATGTAGTACGCCGTCCAGCCGGTCAGTGTTTAGGCAATTTGAGATATTTTAATCTATTTTACGACAAACATACTCATCATTTCTATCAGAAAAACAGGAAGTTGAGATATTGTAGTAATTTTCTCATATCTGATTACTGGAAAGATAGAGTGCGATGTTTCATAGTTTGGAACTTTGGATTTGGAAGATTCTTTCCGTACAATGACTTTATTGAGGCTATGGTTTATGATTATCTTCGATATGGGAGAAAGTCAGTTCCTTATCTTAAAAGCGTGCAAGAGGCTGAAGAAAAGTGTGTAAGGTTCTATATCCGGTCTCAGATAGATATGCTTCGTAAGGAAGGATATGCCGCTTATCGGGCTAAGTTCAAGGAAGAACGTCCTCAGTATTTCATCGGAGACGATAGGACGGTGTTTAGATGCCTTGACAGCTCTTTAAAAAGAGAAGAGAAGATTGCTGCATGCGTAGCCCACAAAAGGGCTTTAAAAGAGGGGATAATGACTTCCTTCATCAATCACCTTAAGAAACATCCTACCACTTTATATTCGTGGTTTTCATCAGAGGTAGATAGCGAAGGAAAGAATAGGCTCTGTCTATCTGAAAAGGCTGTTTCGTATTTGAATAAGAGACTGGTTCGCAATGGGTTAAAGTCTCTTTCTGCATCATATCTTTTTAGAACGTTTAGAAAAATGGTGAAGACCTTGTTCGGTTCCAATGTCAGGTCGTTCTTGAATAGCTGTCTGATGTCTGTTTCAACAGAAGAGGTTTTAACCAAATCTATGAAGAAAATAGTTTCCAAGACGGTGCTGTTTTTGTATAGGAGAGCGCTTAAGAACTATCGCCGGGCATGCGGTCTTAAGTACGACCCTGATTCGGGCGGTTTGTCTGTCATACGTCCCTGATTTTTAAACGTATCCCATAACGTTGGATTTTCTCGTTCGTTTCTCTTATCTTTGTGAAAAAAGATAGTATGAAATTACGAATCATAAAAAATCGTCCGATATTCGCTCCTGGCGGTAGTGTTCAGGATAAGAAACAGGATATTAATGTATCCTCTACTCAGCCTATTCTTGATTATGGAACGCCTGTTAATAAATGGGGTGAATCTGATATTCAGAATATATATATGCCTTCTGATGTGACTTTAGAAACAGAGGAGGGGGAGATAAATCCATTTAGTAGTATGCCTACATCCGATCCGTTTTTTGAAAATCATGATGCAGGATATGCAGGATATCTCGCTGATAATAGGGGCATGGTTAAAAACGTAGAGAAATCAGTCGTTGATAATGCAATGAATTTAGGTGGTGTTGATTCTGATTCCTCTAAAGAAAAACGTTCCCAAGATGGTAATCCTCTGGATCCTATGACTACCCCATATTATTCACCCGATCTAACCGGCAGAGCTCAAATGTTCGGTACAAGTCTTGGTCGGATAAGAGCCGGTAATAAGGTCGGTGCTAATGTGGCTCAAGCTACCTTGTCTGGTGTTAGTTTAGGATTAGGTCTTACCCGTAATATCATGGGAGCTTCATCTGCTGCGTATGCAGCCAGCAGAGACGAGCAGGCAGCGAGGGAAAAACTTGCCAAGGAGCGCCGGCAGCAATTCATCAAGTGGGAACGTGAAGGTGGTGGCGTGAATTTAGGTAACGGTCAGAAGATAGATACGTCTGATATGACCGGCGAATATATTTATCCTCTTCCCAAGTCTATGGAAGATGCTGCGAATGTAGAGATAGAGAAAGGCGAGTACGTGCTGACTCCTGACTCCGTAGGGCCTATGGAAGCCAAAGGGAACAGACATGAAAATGGTGGCACTCCGGTTGATTTGCCAGAGGCTTATATTGTTTCCGATTATCGTAAGATAGATGATGAGTTTGCCTCTTACGTTAGAGAAAATTATGGTATTAAGGCAACGTCAAAAGATACATACGCTACACTCCTTGATCGATATAAGAAGAAGATTGGTTTGTCTGATAAGTACGAAGATCAGGAGCGTGTATATAAGAGATTAGAGAAAAATGAAGATGTAAAAGACAAAAACACATCTAATCTTAATGCTTCTATTCTTTCCAAGTACGTCAATGAAAACCAGAAAGAGATAGACGAGCTTGAAGCACAATTTCGTTCTTTCGCTGAAATCGTTTATGGCAAACAGGAAGAATCTAAGCGTAACGAGAAGATGGATGCTTTTTTCAGGGATGGCGGGGTTGTTGATCTGAATCAGGTAAAGAAACAAGCTAAGGCCTTTAATATTGCAGAATCAGATGCTAAGAACTGGATATATGACGAGTATGTTAAGCAAACCAGAAAAATGGCTGAAGGTGGACCTACTCAGAAGGAGCTGGAGGAACTTAGAAAGAATGCTATCGGCTACAATAAGCTTATCAATCAGTTATTTGGACGAACTCTTAATATGACTGTATCTGATGTTAGTGGTCGTGAGCAGATTCTTAATCCTGATTCCAGTGTCAATGCCAATCAGAATCTCCAACATAGAAGCAATTTAGGATACGGCAGGGTAAATGATAAGGCGGTATCTAATTTGCTCGACGTAAACCGATGGGCTAACAAGTACAATACGGATGGTGATTTTGATACAGAAGGTTTCCAGAAAGGATACAACAGGCAATTAAATGCATTGTGGGCGTTAGCTAATGTAGGCGCTATTACGAATGCTGATGCAGCCAAGAAATTCAGAGATGAATACGGATTCTGGGGCCAGGACGCCGGAAGCTACGGAGGGAATCAGGCTTATAATTCATTTGCCGTAGATGATAAGTTTGGTCAGACAACAGCTACTCGTTCTTATTATGGGTTGGACGTTGTTTCGGCAGAGCAAAAAAGATTGTTAAACGAAAAAGGGATAAAGAATTATGTTGACTTATTTGGTGATAAATCTGATGCCGCTAAGAAGATTCTGGGCTCCGATTATAATAAGTTTGTTGCTTTAAGAGATAGTGGGTTAATGCCGGAAATAGACTTCGTTCTTGAGTCTGTTAAACCAGAAATGAAGCCTATTGAGGCCGGTCCCATAGCACCAGGCCTTACACCGCCTAAGATTGGATCTCCTGGAAGGGTAGAGGTAAAACCGAAAGCAAGTACGCCTACGACTGCAACCGACACCGATACAGAGGAGGTGGTTGAAGACAACGGACCTAAAGGGCAGGGCAGACCGGCGGCGTTCGGTCCTATCTTCCCGGAGATGCTGAGAACGCTCGATACAGGCTTGGAGATAGAAGGTCTGGAAAGACATCAGGCTCCGAGAATAGACCCAGTTCTTCAATCTGCTGATCAGTATATCAACGAGCTCAACCGCGCGACATCGGCTCAGTTGGACGCAGTAGGTGACGTGCCCGACTCCCAGCGCTCCGCTATTCTGGCTAATATGAACGCCATAGCCGGAAGCAATATAGCCAAGTATATTAACGAAGTAAATTTCAATAACGCAAGGCAAATAAACGAAGCTGATAGATTCAATGAAATGGCTTATGTTCAGACAGACGATAAGAACATAGCGGAAAGGCAACGTTATGAATCTGGGTTATTGAAGGCTATGGCTATAAGGGATGAAAATCTTGCTCGTTATTATGATAGCATAAACAGCGAAATACAGAATAAGTTCAATGTTCGTACATCGTTGAATACCATAGCTTCCATAGCTCCGAATATGAGAATGCTTCCAAGTGGCCAAATTATTTACGTTCAAGGTAATCAGGATGTGATGAATATGGGTGATTATTCTACACCTTACTTGAGAAGTTTAAATGAAGAAGATGACGAAAATAAAAGAAGAAGGAGGACCAAATAGTGGCTTCACAGTATAGTATTTTAAGGCAATATGCCCCGTATGTTAGTCCTTACAACATAGATCTTGTTAAGGACGTCATGATGTACAAACAGCAGAAGGTTGATGCTGCTCGTGAAAAGATCTATACCCAGGTAGATTATCTTATGGGTCAAGAGATAGATAAGCCTGAAGCCCGCGCTTATATGGAAGATAAGATGTCAGGTGTGATTGCTAACATCAATCAAAAATTCAAAGGCGTGGATCTTTCTTCTGATGGTATTACGAGAGCTATACAAGGAGAGATCAGTTCAGTGTTGGATGATACGGTCATTAACGCGATTGCCGGCACAAAAGAAGGCAGGAGAATGCATAAAATGCTATCTGATTTACAAATAAATAATCCAGAACTTTATTCTGCTGCGAATGCTTATGCGGCTTTAAAGCCGTATAATGAATGGGTGAATGATGGAAAGGCTGGTTCCCGTCTTGCTCCTCTTCAATATACTCCTTATACTGATTATAATAAGGAATTAAAAGATAGGATAGATTTTATAAGCAAGCTTCATAAAGGAGCTAAAGTTCAGATTCCTATTCTTGACAAGGATGGTCATCCTACCGGGGCAGTACAAGAAGTAACTAAGGATATGCTTACTCCTGAACAGATAGCTTCTTTCGCATTGTCAGGGTTATCAGATAAAGCAAGGCAGCAGATGCAGGTGGAGGCTATTTACATGGTAGACTCTAATCCCTCTTTATATTCGTATGATTCTGTTCTTGGTTTTATGAATAAGCAGATAAGTGATAAGCAGAGGTATGTTGATGCTCTTACTGCCGATCTTTCCGGTTTGGGTTCTGATCCTGCAAAGAAAGAAATGGTTGAAAATGAAATAAAGAGAGCCAAATCTGAAATAGCTTCCATGAAATCTGAATTTAGCAGAATGGATGAAAGGACTTACGATCCGTATCTTGGAGCGATGAAGGTTATTGAAAATAATTTTATTAATAATGCTGCTGCTTCATATGCTTATGATAATTCGTCTTTCATAATCAAAGCCGACGAGCTTTACTGGAAAACCAAAGAATATAATCAGAGGGAAAGATTAGCTAATTTGAATTTCGAAAAATGGAAGATAGAATTTGAATATGAAAGAAATAGGGATATTGCAGAGTTTGAATATGGTAAGAATAAGGATGAAGCCAGATTTGGATTAGACGAAGAACGTCTGAAGATGCAGAATAGGCTTAATGAAGCCAGAATAGCAAAACTTATGTCCTCTGGTGCAGGAGCGGCAGGCGGCAGAGCTGGAAGCCGAGCCATGCAGGTGGGCGTTGGCACAAACTCTGGTGGAACTATTTCAGCTAATCCTATCGAAACTAAAAATATTAGCATATCAGAAGAAACTCATAAGAAGTTTAATAAGGCATATACAGATCTTGTAACATCCGGAAGTAGGCTATCTACGGCCCTTGGTGCTGAAAACATGAAAAATATTCAAGCTGCCATATCAAGAAATATGACGGATGAAACATCAGGATACAAGTATCTTATGGATGAAGAAAAACTTCTTAAGTATATAAAGGACAATGGAGGTCTTTCTAATGATATGTTTGATAAGCTACCTATGGCAGAGAGAAAAGCTGCCACAGATGCTTATATGCAGCTTAATAGCGCTGTAGACAAGATGGATATAGAGAATGATAGAATTAAGAAGGAGAATAAGATTTATGATAATATTGTATCTGAAATAGCAAATGCGATCGCGCAGAAGGAAGGAGGTAAACCCGAAGAATATATAGCCTATGCTACAGCGTTATCCCTTAATGATATTTTAAGAAAAAATAGAGGTACAGTCGGCGATGTAGAATCTGGAGTAAGATATTATGAAAAAGGATTCTCGCCTGCTGATATAGCTACTATAAGAAAGAGGGTGAAAAATGATGGCATTGATTTATCTAAAGTATTTGAGAGGGATAGCAAAAGTGGCAGGTATTTCTTAAAAAAATACGATGATGTAAAAAATAGTTTCTCGGATGGTGAAGAAAAGGTGTTTTTTAATGCACTGTATTCTATTAGTGGAATGGAGGGCGTTGGAAACTATGCAGTAAGTGATATTAATATAGCTGATCAAATAACTAAGGTTCAAGATGATGGTATAAATGAGATACGTAAAGAATATCTCGAACTGTATTCACCTAACACAGTAACGTATTCAACCAAATTAACCTCCAAGGAGGCTGGTTATAGAGAGATGGGGGTTCTCAGGGATCTATTTACTAAGAAAATGGCAGAGCATCCTGTTGGTAAATCGAAATCATCATCGGCAACTATTGAATCATTTTCTTTGACAGAATCGGGAATAGCCGACAATGGAGAGAAGACTTACAGTTTGGTTGCTAATCATACTGGTGAAAGAGGGGAAATAGATATTGTTGAGGTATCTGAAACAGAGTTGATAAATAATGGCATAGATCCTGGTATTAATACTCCTTCCGTCGATATAGGTGGATATGAAAGTGGTATTATAAGACCTACATTTGGAAGTGATACCAATATGTGGTATCCGAAGATGCTTGAAAATTCAGATATATCACCCGCTTATGCTTCTGTATCTTCAATGATGAAAGTGTTATCGGATATGATAAATGAATCTGGTAATAATTTAGATGATATGCCAGAACAAAAGGTTTGGCTTCTTAATGCAGCTAAAGATATATTGGATAACAGTGGAAAGCTTGGTGTAAAGGTTGAAGGTTATGATCCTAAGACAAGTTACGGTTATGGATATGAGACAAGGCTTTATCTTATGGAGAATGGTAAACCTGAGTTAATAGATTCGTTTGATACTCCTAATGTATGGTTTGCGGATAATGTGTCTAAAGAACTTGCTGTTGCGCCTCAGAAAAAAATAGTTGATTTTGTTGTGGCAGCCATAACAGAAGAGATTAAGGATATGGTGGCAGCAAAAGAAGGAGGTAATTTGCCTACGTCTTTGAATAAAAACGGCAAGTTGATGAAGTTGTTGAATAGTGTAAATAGGGAATAATATATGGAAAATAAGGAACAGACATTGGTAGAGAAATCAGGTTTCTTACCATCTACTGGATTGAGAGGGTATAATGCCGGAGTTCCTACGCGATATGAAGAAGAATCTTCTCTTATTGAGGGAGCAAAAAGAGAGATGGAGAGGATGAAAGTAGGTTCATATACTCCCCCGGTATCAGCCATAAATCCTGATGATGATTCAGAAAAAGGATATGATATTAGCGGAATAGATACTTCTTTTGATGTAGACACATCTTTTTCTGGACTAAAATCGGCTCTGAATGGTGGAGATGATCCAAGAAAGAAGAAAGAGGAGTCTTATAATAAGTTAAATTCCATGATAAAATCTATTCAAGATAAATCAAGGAATACTTATTCTGGTAAACAAACGTCTTATGGTGAGGTTATAGCTGGTAATCAACAGTCATCTGCTGCTGATTTTGGTGTATTTGGTAAAGGAAGAACTATTAAGTTAGATGAAGCATATGACTTTTTATCCGATGGGAACATCGGTCTTGCAAGGTTTAAAAGTTATATGCCAGGAAGGGATAATGAAGATTATTACGGAAGAAGTCAAACTACTTGGAATAAGGCTGTTAATGGCATAGGGAAGCTTGTCACAAAAACAGCATTATATGGTGTATCAGGAGTAGTAGGTATTATCCCGGCTGCGTATAATCTTATAAAGACTGGTACGTTATCTTCTGCATTTGACAATGATTTTACACGAACCATAAATGATATAGATGAAAGAATAAACCACTCTCTTCCTCATTATTATACAAGAGAAGAACGTGATATGGGATTTTTGCAGAGTCTTGGAACTGCAAATTTTATTTTTAATGATGTTATTGGAAATGGTCTATCGTTTACGACAGGAGCTATTTTGTCTGCCTACCTTACAGGTGGGATGGGTGTGTCAAGTCTTGGAGCTGTTGGTGCTAAAGTAGGGATGAGGGTGGCCGGAAAGATGGCGGCGTCTAAGATTGCGGCAAGTGCTGTAAAATCTGCTTTTGGAGCGTATAGGGCAGGAGCGATGTACGGCAGGGCCATAGGCAATATGGCCAAGGTAGGAGTAAATACGTTTGTGGGCGCCGGCTGGGAGTCTGCCGTGGAGGCTCAGTCCTTTATGAAAGACTCTGAAAGTAAATACAAGGAATATTTTAAAAATATGTATGGTCGGAATCCTAATCAGTCTGAGATGGCTGAATTTAAGAGTTCTATTTCCGATACGGCAAACAGCATATTTTTAGCTAATATGGGTATAGTTGGATTATCCAATTATCTTCTTCTGGGAAAATATCTTGGAGTAGACACTGGTTTTGCTTCTAAATACATACCTGGATTAAAGGGTGTATCAAACACATATAGGGGATCAAAGAGTTTTGTAGATCGCTATTTGTTTGGATTAGGGACTAAGAAGGTAGCGGGTGATGCTGGAAGATTACAGACGGTAAAAGCAAATTTATTCCAGAAATCCTTAGCTACTATTTGGAATGTATCTAAAAGACCCATATCTGAAGGTGTATGGGAGGAAGGCATGCAAGGTGTTGCTCAGCGCATGGGAGAAGATTTTATTAGATCAAGATATGATAAGACGTATCTTGATGCTACGTCTTCTATAGTTGATTCTTTTTCTAAGGCTATAGCTGAACAATTTACAACCAAAGAAGGATTGAAAGAGATTGGCATAGGAGCCCTGATTGGTGGTTTATTTGGAGCCAGAAATGGTGCTTTTGGTTTATATGAAAGGAGAAATAAAGAGCGTACTATTAATACTGATGTTGAGAAATTTAATAGTAATAATGCTTTTACTTCTCAATCCGTAAAAGACTCTATGCGAAATTTAGCCGAATTTAATGCTCAAATGAATGATCCTGAATCAGATTATTATTCTAAATTTGAATTATCTGACAGAATGGGAATATTAGAGGATACGGCTAACAATTTCAGGTCAATGGTTAAAAGCCTTGACGAAAATGAGTTGGCTTCTGAAATGAAAGTAGATGAAGAAACTGTTAAAAAATACAAGGAAGATATTATAAAAGATTTTGATAAGAAGTTAGCCAATTATAAAAAAGCTTCTTCTTTTGCTGAGGCTATTACTGCTGAGACTTCATCTGATCTTTATCGATCTAATGTTGCTAATGCTGTGTTTAAGGGGTTGGATGCAGAAGATATAGCAATGGAAGCATCAAATGATATTGCTGATTATGTAAATGACAATAATTTGTTTGATGATATAAATACGTTTTATTCATTATCAAGTCAAGCTTTTGATACAGTTAATCAGTTAAGGGAATTGCGTAATGAGATCAATGATCTGAATGCTGAAATAGAGAGGTTGGCTACAACTCCGAGAAGAGTAGAGGATGGCAATGATACCGAAGCAGAGGCTATAAAACAAAAAACTATTAAATACGATAATCTTAATAAGGAATATAGAAGGTTGTCAGAAGATCTTCTTAGTAGTTATAAAGAAGTATTTTATTCTTTTGATCCTGGAGTATTAGCTCTTGAGTTGTTTAAATCCGAAACAATAACTGCTGAAGATATATTGAAAGCTTATGACTCTGTAGCTTCTTTAAGTACTTATATTGAGAATAATAAAGGGAAGAAAGAAGCAGAGGATTTAAGAAATATGGTGGTGAAATACCAGAAAGCCATTACCCAATATAAGGTTTTACGGTCATTTATGAACTCCATACAGGATAAGAAATTCATGAGACATGATTTTTCTTTATTTTCTAAGTTCTTAAATGATATGGTATCTTCTAATACTAAATCTATAGAAAGTGATCGTTTTTACCAGACAGAGGGTAATAATATCAGTTTGGATGAAAAAATAGATGAGCTTCTGAATAATGGAGAAATAAATTCAGATGAAGCATTTACCATGAAAGTATTTGGTCATCTAAACGATGGTATAACTCAGAAGCCGAAAGAAGATATATTGTCTGATTTTGATTATGAGTCGGCAATGGAAGATCTTTTGTCTGCACCTATAGAGGTTAAAGAACGTATCGTAGATAAGATATATACAGGTAATCAAGATCTTTTATCTCCAAGGGAGAAGGAGATATATGAAAAGTATAAACAGGATATTGATGATTATATATCAAATCTTGGTGATAGTCCGGCTAAGATGATAAAAGATTTATCAGATAAAGTTAGGAGACTCACTGAACATCGATCTGTGTATGAGGATAATAAAGCTATTATTGATATGGCTAAATCCAATTTGGAACCAGATCAAAGGAAGGAACTTGATGATGCTATTTCTTCGTATGTTGATATAATGAACAGACGGGATAAAGGGGAGAAGGTTGACGAAGATAAGCTTGCCGATTCTGTATTTACCATAGAAGATCTTGGCCAGGTTGGAAACATCACAGATCTCCTTCCTTATATCGAACAAAACAGGATTATTGATAAAGGTCGTATTTCCGAATCTACGTTAAGTAATTTTGGGGAGGATGATACCAATATAGATTCTCTTGTAAATGAGTTAGATGAATCCGATAATACGCCTGGAGCTAACATAGATAGTGCCCAAAATCCAGAGACGTTGATGGTTAGAAGAATATCCAACGATGGCAACGAAAGGTATGAAATTGCGGGTCTTAGAGCCGATAAATTTATATCTTCTATAAAATCATTGGTTCCTATTCAAATAAGCTCTGAAACGAACGCTAATGGTACTAAAAGGTATTCTCTTAACATAGGTGGAGAAACGGCTACTATAATTGAACTGCCTTATCATGCGAGATGGTCTATAGACAAAGAATCGGCTCGTGTTCTTAACCGTTACACAGACGTGTCTATTCAGGACGTGGGTAATTCCTATTCTTTGGTTTATAAGCGTCTTGATTCAGATGAATTGGTTCCGTACAGAACGGGTGTCGGATTCGGAGAGAATGAGGTAGATAAAATAGATCAGGAAGCATTATCTTCTTTGAAAAAAGGAGATAAGGTTAATCTCGAAATAGATGTAAATGATACTTATAATCAGTCTCTTTTTGCCGAATACAATGATGCTGTTCAGTCCGGCGATAAAAAAAGAATAGAATCTGCTGAGAATAAACTGGTGTCCAATATGGTTATCAAGGTCATGAGTGGGAACAGATTCGTTTCTGTTGTAAAAGCTGATACAGGAGGCATAGATGGTATAAGTAAAATAAGAAGAACGGCTTTTAACAAGTGGAAGAAGGACGCCGGCCGGTCGGCTACCATCGGCGTCGGCACGCATGTTGTTGCCCAGACCCTTCCCGGAAGACCGGTGTTTAACATGAAGGTGAACGGTCAAGGATATGGCCAGATAGAAAATCTCCCTATTACCGAAAAAGGTGCTGAAAAAGTATCTGATGTTGGATATGTATTAAATGGCAAAGTCGTGCTTAAGAACGGATCTAAATACACAGGCTTCCCATTTGCTTATTCTATATTAAATGACAAGGGGAATAATTACAAAAATGTAAGAGTTCCGGTAGTCGTCATCAAAGGTAAAAACGGTCTTAATTATCTTTTCCCAGTTAGCCTACGTTCTGTAGAATCAGAGGAAGGGCAGAAATGGATGTCTTTTATAGATATGCTGCTTGAATCTGGTGATTCTGAATTGCTACAGATGGGTCAAGATGACATACAAGATCTTAATGCGTATCTAACCAAGTTAGGTCTTGATCCGGCTTCGTATCAAGTATCGTATTTGAATCCTATTTCAGGTCTTAGAAAAGCTCGTGAGGCTATAGAAGAATTATCTACAGTTCCTGATGTTGTTAAGTGGGTAGAAGATGGAAGTAGGAGCGTGAAAGACATTGTGACGTCTGAAGTAGAATCTGGAATAGATTTCGAAGGTGAGATGTTTGTTGCTCCTAAGATCAGGATCCAGTTTGGTAAATCATCTTCAAGACCTAAATCACTTATAGAGGATGATCTTCCTTTCTCTGATGAGGGTAAGACCGTTACTTCTAAGGAAGACGTGGAAGTTTATGAAGAGGAAATGCCAGAGGAAGGGGCTGCCCGGGAGACTCAGCCGGCGCCATTAGCTCAGCCGGCTCCTGCGGCACAAGATGCGCAGTCTTTACCTGGCAAGAAGCGTACCTCCAGGAAAAACTTCTCTCTTATGTTAAACGAAATAGAATCTCATATAGAAAAAGAGGGATTGCCGCCTTATGCTAATATTTTTGATTTTATAGCAAGGAAGATTGTAGGAGGTGATTTGAGGTTTCTTCGTGAGAGAGGTAATCCTAAAAGCCTTAAGGAGGAAATGGGATTAGAACCTAAAGGAACAGTAGGTGATAAAATATCCACTCCTTCCGGTAAAGGTGGTAAGACTTTAGAAGAATACGTTTCTTGGCTTCGTTCTCAAACAGATCAGGTAGTCGAGGATTATGTTGGGCCAAGATCTGACGAACAAATTATATCAGAGTTGAAAAACTTTTTGAAATATATTAATTTTGTTCCAAGCAAGGCTTTGAATTATTCTCTTAGAGTTAATGGCATGGATACCCTAAAAGAATATGGCACAAAAGAGGAAGTAGAAAAAATGGAATCTGATATCAATAGTTTGGTTTCTAAAGTTTTGCCTACGGTGGACAACCAAACTATAGAAGATGTTTCTACTGTAATAAAATCAAACAACTTGCCCGCCATATGGGGGCCCGTGGAAAGCCTTGATATGACAAACGAGGAAAAAATAGAGTTTTTGAATAACGTAGCAGATTTCCTTAGCGGCATACCAGAGTATGATGCTGTTGTGGAGTCTATAGAGTCAGAATCAGATAATATTTTAAATGATGGAAAAGAAGGAAGTGCAGAAGGCGGTGCGGTACGCACTGAGGAAGATGGCGATAAAAAGGGAGATGGAGAAGGCAAAGGACAATCCAGAACAAATGTCGAAGTTAAAGGAAATGTCGAATTACCTGGATCTACAAAAGGAGAAATAGAAAAAGACGAACCTCGTATATCCGAAGAACCGCTTACTCACATATCAAGGGTGACAACCCCTTATTTCCTGTACGGCGGTGATGAAGCATATACATCTGTTCCGGCTAAGGTAGAACCTATACCGGAGAAGATAATGGGTCGTAATGGCATTAAATTTGGTATGAGTGTAGTCGAGTTAACCAAATTAGGATACAAAAAAGCTGGTGGAAACTGGATATACAAATTCTACATGAACTCAGGTTTGTATGATTTGTACAACATCAACACCGGTGAGGCGTTCAGGGCTAAACCCGATCTTGGAGTTAAAATAAGTTCCAGTGAATTTATACGTTCCTTATTACAATCTGGAAGAGAAATACAGAACATGATAAGAAACATGAGTCAGGAAGAGATAGACAGGAATAAGAATCTTGTAAAAAAATCTGATAATTCAGATTCTATAAATGAGTTAAATAAGGAGTGTTGAGTATGAGAAGGAGATACGAAGATACCTCAAGTCTTGTTTCTTACCAGTTGAAGACCAATCAGCAGGGGGGGGGATATAGAGGTTTATGTTGATGACAGATTTGTTGGAAACGTAAGTGAAGGAGTTTGCAACTGGAGGGATATTGAATACAAGAGCAAGGTTACTATATCTTTGAAGGGAGTAGAGAATAAGGCTAAAACTTCAAATAAAAGAGTTGGTCCTTATTGTCATATTAGTAGCATATTTGGAGGAAATGAATCTTATCATGAAGGTCCAGATAGTAATATTAAAAAGAGTCCGGTTACTACTTTTATAATGTATTGCTATAAAAATGGGAATATTACGACTACCACCACTTATACTAAAAATTTATCTGGAACTCTTCAGCCAGGTAAAACACAATTGACTATCAATTACAAACAAAGTAAAAGTCAGTCTTTTTCTGGTGGTTCTGGAGATTATGTAACATCCGTATCTGATTTCCCTTTTGTTACTGGTCCGGGAAATGACAGTGTTGAGTTCGAAGGAGAGGGAAGATTGATAGTTGAAACAGAGGCCTCGCATTATGAAATAGAAGTTTCATAATTTCTATTTTTATAATATCTTTGTCTAAAATATTTATCACTATGGGTGTCAAATGTCAGATAGAAAAGAAGGAAAATAAAATAGAACGGGTTGAGGCTCCTAACGGGGAGTCTTCCGTTCTTTACGAAAGTGCCTTAAAATTATTAGGAAACAGTGAGCGGGCTCTTCATGTATGGGCTAAGGCTTACACTCCTGGTTTTTTGTCGTATTACGGTCATTGGAATAACCCGGCTCCAGGGGAGATGTTTAATACCGATTCCAATGGTGAACCTCTTTTAGAAGACGTGCTGTCGTATATGAAGCGTCAAACTTATTTTGCCGATCCTCTAACGGATCAGGATGTTAAGGATGTAAGAGATTTTCTTTTATCTACCTATGGTGTTTATACGGCACCATCATTATCCAACATCATTCTTCATTATTTTTATGTAGATGGTAGTTTGATACTGAATGAGCAGAATTTAAGAAGATCAGGCTTGTATAATGAAACAGAGATAAGTAGAATCTTATCTGACCCTTCTGTTCTTAATGAAGTTTTGACATCCATGAGGAAGTTATTGGATTATTCCAATAACGAACATGATAGGGAAAAAGATAATTATTTTATGTCTATTGACTATCAGTATGGTCCTATTGTTTACAAGGAGGGAGTGTTTAACCAATTTGGTAAAAAAGTACCATATAATCCTTCTGAGCTTTATTGGGCTATGTGCAAAACAGTAGGCGGCATAAAAAACTTTTCTGAATTTTCATCTGCTTTTGAATCGTTGAGGAACCTGTATCCTGAGCTGGTCGAGAAATTTGTTTCTGATAAAAAATTTGCTGAATCTATGTTTGATGAGTTTTCATCTATGGAAAAGATACCGGTAATAAACATAGAAGGTGATGATGTGGTAGAAGGGAAGAAAAGATCTTTATCTAAGCTACAAGACCTGTCTTATTATAATCCCGGTAAAATAGAATTTCTAAGAGCTCGTATATCAGCTTATTTAAATAGGGCTAACGCTGACACCGAATCTGATTTAAGAAGCATGATATGGGATATAGAAGAGGCTTGTACGTGGTTTGGTATAGATATAATAGGGACATCGGAAACTTATGATGGCACAGAACAATCTTTGAATAAGATAGATAATTTGATGCTGGATCTTGATATTTATGTGGCCAGGCACAATGATGTGAATTATGCTCCTACGCTGGCATCTTCTATAGACGATGTTCTTGGTGATAGCACAGATTATTATTTTGGATTATTACCGGAGTATATGGATAATTTGAATATCGTTTATTCTGAATCCGATATAGACCCAGTAGAGGCATTTGAGAAACATTCATTGCTTAAGGTAGGAGATAATCTATATCAAAGGATCAGCAAAGATGATCTTAACGAGATGTATCAAATATCAACAGTGTTAGCCAAGCACGACCTAACTCACTTTCCTGCTAAAATATATCCTGAATCTTGTTTTAAGAACGGCGTTTTGGATAAAGAGAAAGTACGGAACGTAGATAATAATACGCTCATGGATTCCATTAAAAAATACGTCAGATCGTTCATGGATTCTCAGAACACAGAGGACATGATAATGACCAGGATGGCGTTTGGACACCCGGCGGTACTTGACGTTCCTTACGTGGATGTGGATCGGGAGTATAGTCGATACATGAACAAAAAACAAGATAGCGAAAACCCATTATCCTTATTCGATTTATACCAATCTTACCTTGACAACAAACTCCATAAAACAAAATTATATGATAATGCCTATAAGTATCTTGACTTCAAACCTGGTCCATCTTTGGGTCTTATTTCTGATGATCCTGATATTTTGAAATCAATAGAATTATCTTTATCTGGAAAAGACAGGTTGATGTTGTTTGATTATAGCATGACCAGTACCGACCCTTCTTTATCAGAATTGTTTTATTTGGAGAGGTATGACCCTTCGTATGCTGGGAATGATTTTGAACACTATTTTTACACCAGGCACCCGTATTTGTTAAAAGAAAAATCGGGTTCTAATATCGTAGAGCAAGGTGGTGTTATAACAGCAGAAGGTATTTATGATAATTTTATAAGAGTAGGTAATAAGATATGGTCTAAAGTAAGCGAGAGTAGTTCCGGCTCTATCTACCAAAATCTGACAGGAACCGAATCGGAGGTGAAATACGATTCTACTCAGAAGGCTAAGACGGTAGAAACTGATTACGCTCCATACCAAAACAGATCTGGCTTGACGCAAGACATGACCGTAAGCAAGTCTGAATTGGATGATCTTAACAAATTGGAATGCAGGTAATTTTTGTATATATATATATATATAGTTTTTTCATAGTTATAATTTGGGAAGTGAGGCTTGTGAAAGTCTCACTTTTCTTATATATGCACGTATATCAATAACATACAAGAAAAGTTAGATTTTCATTGTTTATGAATTATTTTTATTAAGTTTGCAATATTAGTTTCAGGAAGGGATTATGGAAATAAGGAAAAAGTAAGAACCGAACGTAACTAATAACAGTAGGAAACGAGAATCAGTACCATCAAACGTAACAACAGCATTCATCTTATGTATAAAAACATTATGAATGATTTAGGTCAATTAAGAACTGTAGTTTCAAAATCCTATATTTATAATCTGATACAAAATCAAACCGGATTAAGTATCAGAACTATATCCCATGTCTTGAATCACACAAAAGAACAGGATACAGATTCTTTGTGAAAGGCATACATTTTCCTACATTTGTGTGTTCTTTAGTTTTTAGATTTAAGTTTTTCATGGTATTAGTTTAGATTAGTGTAGATCAGGGCTCGCAGTGATGCGGGCCCTGGTTTGATTTAAAAAGTATTAAAATATTTGCTATTTAAAATCCTGTTCCTATCTTTGCTCCAGAAACAATGAACAACGAGATCCCACCTCTGGTTGTTTGATGTTGAAAGATATTTTTGGCTCATTAGGGTTTGTCATAGTGGGATCTGACATTCTCTTTTGGGCCTATTTTTTTTATCATGGATAAAGTTTCTGTTTTTGAAAGTTCGGATTTTGGAGAGCTTAGAATTATTGTAGATCCAAAAGGAGATGTTTGGTTTGTGGCGTCAGATGTGGCTAAATCTCTTGGATATATAAATGCTAAAGATGCGGTAAAAAGACATGTAGATGATGATGATTCTATGCTTTTTCAAGTATCTGATAATCAATGGGGCGTAAAACGATCTATATTGAAAACTAGATATATAGATAGTATAAGAATAATTAATGAATCTGGTTTATATTCTCTTATATTATCTTCAAAATTAGAGTCTGCTAAGAGATTTAAGAAATGGGTAACATCTGAGGTTCTTCCTTCTATTCGTAAAACAGGAGAATATAAAACAAGTTCCGGTGGAAAGGGAATTTTGGTCCCTGACTTTTCTAATCCGGCAGATGCAGCAAGAGCCTGGGCTGATCAATATGAAGCTGCTCAAAAAGCTATAGCCGAAAAGTCGCAGGCAGAGGCAGAGAAGCCACAAGCCAATTCAATATCTTGTCTGCGAAACTTGACGCCCAAACCGTTATGATCAACGACAAATTCTGTCAGTTGGAAATGAGGGAGATGCAGACCCGCGTGGTGGATCTGACGGTAGAGCTCACTGGCGAAACCAAGACCTATACGGTCCCGGAATCCCAGAATGTGGCTAAGGCTATGGGCATAACATTATCTACCAGCATAGATCCGATTATGAACGAACTGAATGCTATAAAAAAACACCAGTCAAGACATAATAAACAGCGTAGATGCCCATCGTGCCAAGATAGAGGCTTGTGAATCTATATTAGAAGACATCAATCCGGCATTCAAACAAACGAGAGAGCAGGATCGTAAAATAGCTGGTATAGAAAATAAGGTGAATGACCTTACTGATTCATTCGAAGATTTAAAGAAGTTAATTGTAGAACGTTTGAAATAAGTATAATATGATAGTATATGATTTAAATTCAGGACACAGAGAATATCCTGGATATGACGAGATAGAAGACAGACGAGGTGGAGGCAGAGGCAGAAGCCGGCGTTCTGATGGGACGTACATGGGGTACGGTGGTGGTATTTACGACCATTACGGTATGCATGAGAAGATGAAAGAAATGGAAGAACGCGAAAACGAGCTGGAAGAAAGGGAAAGAAGGCTCGAAGAGCGCGAACGTCGTCATGAAATGGAGGACCGGGAATACCGGAGGATGGGTTACGAATCCTACCCGACCGATTACTATGGAGACGACAGATACTACGGTGACGGACCTCAGATGCGTAGAGGTCGCGGACGTGGCAGAGGTCGTTCTTATTGAGGAGCAGACGCAGAGGATCCAGCTTATCAGAAATATGTAGATACTTACGGCTACCATTTTTCTAATGCTCTCGCTGATGAGGCGGTAAAGAAGATGGTCAACGTCGATGGATCCAAGAGGATCTGGAAGCAGCCGGAAATAAAAGATATTTTTGAAAAGTGCGGAGCGAAGAAGCCGGATAAAGCGACATGGGGCGATGTCCAATATGTCTTTGCAATGTACTATTCGGATGGTTTTCCGAAGGTCTTCAAATGTGAGAACGAGTTGGTGAAAGCTACGTTAATGTATTTGGATGATCCGGATGCTCCCGAAGGAGTAGCCTTTATAAGATGGCTTGCCGTGCAAGATTACCTCGGCGAAAAAATAAACTGGAAGGATCTGACCTGAGATCCAGATCCAGGTCCTTCCGGTGGTGCGGGAGCCATAGTAAAAAATATGATTCCCGCATTCCCGTTTTTCCCGTTTGGAAAAAAGGAATAAAAATATTATACCGGTCGGCGGGCAATAGAATACCCGTGGCCGGTTTGTTTCACATAACTTTTTTTTGACATGAATATAGCACACGAATCTAAATCGAATAAAACCCCATTGTATTTAATAGGAGAGTTGATTGGCGTACCGAATACGGTTATGGACTCAGCATTGCATGAACTGAAAGATAGAATAGACAAAGACCCTAAATATAAAGATGTTAAAAATTGGCTCGAATCTTTACCCAAGATCTGAACCTATTTTTTTCAATACCAGGCCCGATGCGATTTTAACGTATCGGGTTTTTATTTTAATTCATATTGTTTTATTTTAAATCTAATTAATTCATGAATGTCGTACTTTTGTTGAAAAAGTATTCTATATGGAAAATAAGGAAGATTACGTTGGTTACGAAGATCAAGAACTGTGTAACCTGTATTACAAAGAGGCTGAAGCCATGAGGCAAAAGCAGGACTGGTCTCGGCTTAGGGCTGTCCCTGCTCCGGCCAAGGGAACGCCATCGCCCGGCTGGGGTCAGCTTGGACGTGGAAATGATGTCCGTGTTAAGTACGTTAGCATCAATTCAGGATTAGGAGGGGACAGATTATGACTGTAGAAGAATTGGCTAATAAAAGATACAGTGGCGAATTTGTTTTCATGCTTGGTCATTTGGAAGGTATAACAAGATTCGTTTTTGAATGTTTTGATCCCAGACCTGATCACGAAGGTAAAAATACTTATATGGTTTCCTATTTTGATAAGGGACTTCGTAGAAGAGATGTGGTAGATGTGCCATGTTATATGAATGTTTTAGCAAAATAAATTAAAATATTGTAAATATCGTGGTTAGAATCGCATATTTCGGAACCGATGGCTGCCCTGGTCATTACGCTATTCCGATACGAGGTAAATTCACAGAAGAGGATATTAAGGTAATAGAATCTGTAGATTGTGATGATTTCTATAAGGTATTTGACGTCATGCGTTTTAAGATAGCTGAGTTTAAAGGATGGACGATATTGGGGATCCCGGCAAGCTTAGACGATCATAGACCTGGAAGCAAAACCGTTATCTTCATAGAGGGTGAAGCTAACGAAGCTGATTTTATAGAAGTCACACAAGAGTATTCTTTTCTTAAAAATAAGGTAAAGAAACTTGCCGAATTGTATCATGATGGAGAATGGCTTGCGACTGGTAAATTGAATCAAGATCCGCCTACTAACAAGGAGCGGTTTCAATTTACATTAGACAAGGATGATATCATTAACATGATTAGGGGAGTCGATTTAGATCCTTATTCTGATGTGGCGAATGAAATGGAGAAAATCGGATTGGGATCATCATCTGATTCTTCATATGAGGGTCCCACATGGTCTTGGTTTGTTAACAAAGTAGAACTTTGGCAGAAGAATAATGTATGGGATAGTTTCTCCGCTGAGTTTTTGTGGGGTTTGTATTGTAGGATAAAGAAAGTATAGTAACAATTAATTTAAAACAAATCATGGAATTAAAAGATTTTAAAGATGTGGTTAGAGTAATGACAAAAGAAGAGTTCGAATCAGCAATCAACGAAGATATTAAATTCGTTGAAAGATTTAAGCATTTTTTTTAAACGTGATGATGTTGCGAGGATAATAGAACACGTAAAGTCAGTGTTAGAAGCATCAGTAGATTACTTCTATCCTAATCATCCTGAAGTAGAATTTGAAAAAGATTTTAATATACAATACGATGTCAATAATATCTTGAACAAATACGGCCACACCGAAATGGGTCTGTATAAAATACAGCTCTATGTAGAGAAGATTTTGGGTAGTATTCAAAACAAGAAGCCTGTAGACGTGGGAGAAGTTTCTGATGGATACCATACTTTCAATGAATTGTATCGGTATCGCATGTTGTATAACGCCGCCTTCTTTAATCTATTAGCCAGAAACGGACAGGTTGAAGTTTGTAAATCAAGGAGACACAGCGACGGAGAAAAATGCTTCGGTTCTGATGATTGGTTTATTGTGATGGCGATCCTACCTACCGGTCAGGTATCTAATCACTATGAAAGCAAATACTGGGATTTGTTTGATGTTCCTGAAAGAGAAACCGCTTTCGAATACGATGGCCATACACCAAATGAAGCCGCCGACAGACTTAAAAAGTATCTCAAACTGCCTCGTCGTGGCATGACATTCGAACAGGCTTTAGAACGGCTTAAATTAGGTCGTAAGATAAAAAGAATCGATTGGGGTAATTTGCATCCAAGAATCCCATTTGCTTTAGCTATGGGAGTATGTCAAACTGGTAATTGCATAATTTAATTGAGCGCAGATTCAAAGGACTTAAGTAAATCCTTTTTTGACGTATATAATAAAGATGAAATAAAACTGATATACGCAATAAATATCAGTATCTTGAAAGAAATGTTTATCATATGATCACCAAGCAGGACATACAAGCAGCAGCATCGTATATTTTCCGAAGTAGTTTTGTCTCGGAGGACCAGGCAAGGAAAGCAATGGTAAAAGCCGGCAATAACGCTACCAAGATCCTCGTCAAGACCTTTAGAGGCAAGTTGTTCAAGAAAGCTTTTGAAAGAGCCCGTAGAGGAAAGGATATCAGTTCTTTTGAAAGACAGGAAAAAGAAAGTGGTTTCAATTTTCTACACAATCATAATAATGGTCGTATGCGAAGCGGTCATATTGTAATAAACGGAATTGGTATGTTTAAACAAATAATGAAGTCGGGTACGTGAGTTATCCGACTTTTTCGTATATTTGTAGCATGGCAAAAGGTTATTATTGGATACCACAAACAGATGAAACGTTAAATGGCATAAGCTATTACGTGACTAAGGTAGTAGGAGATATAGTGTTTGATACTAAACGAAAAAGAATAGTGTTTCAAACTACCAGGTATTTCCCAGTAGGCTCCGTATTCCATTTTACTCACAACTGCTTTAAATACGTCATAACCTGCCGGCTCCGTAAGCCGGGGCTGTGGTATGAGGCAAGGAGGGAAGACTGCGGACCTATTGGACCGGATGATGTGGAAAGGTTCGAATCAGGAAGGTTTATTCATAGAAATGGGTACAAATATAATGCGTAAGCGTAACTTGACGATTTACGTCAGATTATAATTATTTTTTTCATAATATTTATTAAGCCGTCAGACTGGGAAGTTAGACGGCTTTGTTTTTATCATGTGCCTGATTTTTAATTACCTTTGTGTCAAAACAAAATAAATTCTTATGACGTCAACGTGTATTATTAAAAGAGATAATAAAAAGAAAGTTGTTTCTGTCTCTACCAGATCAGGGGACAGGTCTATGTTGTTTGATAAGATAGCATCTATTCCTCTTATGGAGAACAGGGAACGGGCTACTACTGTTTTTAAAACCGTATTTTCTAATAAGTTCTTAAAGGATTTTGGCGACTGGAGAAAGAGAGTGCCTATCAACAAACCGGCTTATAATAAGGTTAAATCCAACATTGATCTTATTCCGGAAGCTTATAGAGAAAGGGTGCTGGATAAGGCTTCTAAGATGAGTAATCCTGTTCTTGTATCAAAATCAGATGCAACTTATGGGATTCAAGAATCAGGCTTCGGATTCTATAGCCAAGATCTGGGTGATAATATTATGTTGGTGGATGCTATGATCCCATCAAGTATTTCCGTACCGGAAGAACCAGGAATAGACGCCGGGCAGTATTTACAAGATGCTATATCTTCGGACTTCACTCCCGTATCTGTGGTACAGGATAAGGGTGTTAATTATATGGTTATAAAAGACGGTCTTAAGATATTTAGCCCAGAAGAGCTACCAGAAACAGATTCTAATCCTGTGGGTGTAACGTATCAGACTGGAGAGCCTCGTTTGTTTTTCATGAACGATCGTAGTCAATTATTTGAAGATTACGGAGAAGCTCTTCGCTCTGGCGGGAATGATATTAGAATAGGATTCTTATCAGGAACCGTTCAAGAATCTACCGTGGATGGCGTGGCAGACATTACTTACAAAGCTGGAAAGTATGTTCTTAATAATCCCAAGTCTTTTATACCGGTCATGACCGCTTCTGCTTCTACTTCTTTATCAACAAAAGGCGGGATAATTAACTACCTTATAAAGAAAGGTCTTTTGTCAGGATCTAAGATATTCGATTCTGAAACAAGAAGCTATTATCTTACAGGAGAAGGTTATACAGGACAAATTAGACTTTTCAATTCAGCCTTATCATACACCGAGCTCCGTAATCATTTTGGTTCCGATGTTTCCATGAACGACCAAGGTATGATAACCATAAGCTCGTTGGATAACAGTAAGGTAACTATGAGACTCGCCACCGGAGGAACGGAAAGGGTTAGTAGGGAACAGATAAAGAACGATCTTAAGTCAGGAAGATACAATGAATTGGACGCCAAGTACGATCATTTTGATGCGCTTGTAGTTTCATTCATATTAGAAGATAACGATCTTTATGCTGATACTAAAGCTAAGATCGTATCAGATTATAGCAGGCAGGAACGTGACCAACGAAATTCTATTGTCGAGATACTGAAAACGCTTGGCGTTAGTGTCATAGGTATGACCGACTATATAGAGAAGTACCAAACCAAATACGGGCACGAACCTTCTGCTAAGGCATTGGCGGATATTGCTAATAACGTAATAGCAGTTGGTGAAGATGCTACTTTATCTGATTTAGTAGAAGAAACAGCCCACTTCCTTGTAGAGGCGTACAGAGATCAGAATGCTGTTGAGGCTGTTCTGCAAGATGTGGAAGGTACGGAAGAGTGGAACCAGTATGCAGGTCAGTATTATAATACATACGGTAAGGTATATGAAGGAGCTGAGCTTGATAATGCTGTTAGGAGAGAAATTCTTGGAAAGATCCTCGCCAGGGAGATGCAGACCGGCACAGCACAGGCGCCGGTAGAGCCCACCTCCTTCCTGGGGCGCGTCCGGCGGCTTTTCTCTGGAATAGTAAGCTGGCTTAAATCAGCTTTATCAACCCAAAGACAAGATTTGAATAACGTTATTAAAAACATTCGTGATCTTGCCATTACTGACATAGATAAAGGATTTGACACCTCTCTGTTAAAGGATAATGACTTTACATTATACTCCCTTTCTTCTATGAACAAGAACAAGTTTCTTGAGTCTAAGATCAGATCGCTAAGAAAAACATTAAGAGACTTACGTCAGATAAGCTCTGATAGGGCTGTAACTACGTCTATGACCCTTGCTCAGCTTAAGACCATAGAAGATAAGATAAATAAAGTAGAGACCGAGATAGACAAGAATGAGATGGCGGCTGCCATGAACAGCATGATCTCCACAGCCGAAGCTCAGGTCAGATACTTAAGCAATGTGGTGAACACCATCCTTCATGGTGATACCAAAGACGGTAAGCTTCACTTCAATACCAATGATCGAAAGAACGTAGATATTATCAACAATCAGGTTCTTCCGATCATGAACGATCTTCGAGGATATATCCGTAACAGAAGTACCGAATTTGATGAACGTGAAAAGCAGGATTATACAAATAGGATCAATACCGTCATTGCCGACATCAATGGTATTCAGTCTGATATTAAATCAGTACAAGACCTTGATGAAAGTACGTTGCTTGATAAGTTAATGAACGAACTTCATGTGCCGGCAGATAAGGTAAAGAGAGTAAAAGAATTTTTCGACAAGGTTCAACACGATGTTTCTTGGATAAGTAGGTGGTTTGGTATATTAGAGCATTCTTCCAGTCCGTTCAATAACGCTCTTGGAGCTATGATTGCCAAAGACAATTACAATGCGATGGTGAATGCCCAGCCCGCCATATCCGACTTCCTGGCATATGCTAAAAAGCATGGTTTTAACAAATCTGAATTTGAAAAACTGCTTCAGAAAGTAGACGGCAAAACTTCTAATTACCTTCGTAGTGCTCTTGATATGGCTAAATACGATCGTAATAAGAAGCTGGCGCAGATGCGAGCGTTTGCGACTGCCATGAACATAGAGATATCAGAAGAAGAAATTGGTGATGTGGTTGACAATAATCGTAATTACGTATTTAAAAGAGAAGTAGTTGACAAGGACGGAAATACGGTTACTGAAAACGCTAAATTTAAACCATCGTCCGATAGGGTTAATACCGATATTTTTACCATCGAGCAGGAAAAGATCTATACGGAGCAGATGGAAAAGTGGGATGCTGAAAATTCAGAATTGGAATTTAGTGAAAGTTATGCCACAAGAATGGAATCCATATACAAAAAGGCTGAAGAAGAATTAGGACATCCGGTTTCTCAAACAACCAAAGAATACCTTAATGCCTTATCCCGGCAAAAACGGATATTGAGGCAGCCTTTTATTGATAGCGGTGGTAATTTTGATGAGGTTGCCTACTATAAGAGTAGTAACTACGAAGAAGAAGGACTGCTTCGTAAACAACGTAAGGAGGCAGCTTCGGAATACATATATGTAGGAACCAGGAGAGTGGAAAAAACCGGCGACCAACTTAAGATGGCCAAAGAAATACAAGCCATAAATGAAGTTTGGAGAAAAGAATCAAATAATGCCACTAATGCCGTATCAGAATCGTTTTTGCAAAAATTAAGAACGATTCAGAGCGAGTCGGGAGGAGAAGCTGCGCTGAAGACACTTATGTTGGGAGGTCACCTGTCGTTCAATGATCGGTTTTGGAATGAAGTAGAATCGGAACAGTCGGCGCGTACCGAATCAAATAACAAGGCTTCGTATCTTAAAATGGCGCATGATATCATTAGTTCTACGACAAGTGATAGAGATGCGACTGACGTGGATTCGATTGTGAAAGATATAGAAAAAAATAAGGCCATTATCAAGGAAATAATCGGAAACAACCGAGATGTGGCTGATATCGGAGAAATTAACGAAGCGACATTTACCTCATCTGAAAGAGATGCTTTTAGGGCCGCATCTGAAGCTATTGAAGCTGATTACGCTATCTTAATAGATTATGCTAAGATGGTGGGTCTTGAAGATATTGATAAGTACCTTACTAAAAGCAGTAAGGCCGAAAACGAAGTAAATCAGTCTTATTTAAATGCTCTTGCTGACTCCAAGGAAGTGGAATGGAAGTTCGTACAACGTCATACTACGGCGAAGAAAGCAAAAAGGATTCAGGCTTTAAGGGATAAGCTGTTTAAGGCTGCTGATAACCGATATCTGTTTACCGTATCTGAAACCAACTACCTGTCAGAAAAGCTTGGTATAAGCAAAGAATTAGACGGTAGAGATTTCAGGAATGCTGTTAATGCTAAGATGGCCAGCTTGTTTTTAAATAATACAAGAGAAGAGGGCATAGAAGAGGCCAATGCTATTGTTAATGAATTTGCCAGGAGCCAGGTCTTTTCGTACTATAAACGCATGGCGCCTACCGGATATGCGGCCATGATCGACAAAATAGGTCGAGGTGAGATAGATGTGGCGCAGATGGTTAAGGACGTACAAAACGGTACATCCACCCAAGATTATGGCATGGACATATCGTACCTGTCTTTCGATCCTGCAAGGGCATGGGTGGCTGAATCTGAAGCCGAAAATAGCGGCCGTAATCCCGATTATGTAAAAGATCATGGGTATGGTCATCGCATGCCTAAGAAAAGCCTGTATCGTGATGAATCGTATTTCAATGACTTTGGTATCAAGTATGATGCTGACGGTAATGAAGTTGCTACTAAAAACGTAGAGCAGTGGAATATGATTCAAAAACTCAAGGAAATAAAAAGACAATCACTTGATCTATACAAAGAGCAGAGCCCGAACCTATATGCTATTCCACAGATATCAAAACAAGACATAGAACGTGTAGAAGGATTGGGTATTAACTTCAAAAATACGGTTCGTAATTTTGTATCAGATCTGTGCCTGGACAGAGTAGACGATTCTCTATACGGTAAAACCAGACAGGGGGAAGTATATGATCCTGAAGACAGGCTTAGGTCTATACCTAAATACTACATATATGAATTGGAGAACCAAGATGATGTATCTCACGATTTTGGCTACTCTTATTCGATGCTTATGATGCAGTCATCGTTATACAACGAAAAGCAGAAGTCTATAGAGCTTGCCCAAGGACTGGAGCAGATGTTGCTGAACAAACAATTTGAGGGCGGTAAGAAGGCTGAAGCAACCCAAGCATATCAGATGTTTAGGGACTTCTTCAACGATCATTATTATGGCATTAGGATGAACACCAAAAAACTTACGGTGAACATCGGAGGATATACGGTAGACCTTACAAGAATTATGATGGCTGTTGAAAGGTTTATGTCGGTCATGAACTTGGCACTGTCTCCGTTTGTGGCAGCTACCGGCGCCCTTACCGGCCACATCAACCTCATCATGGAATCTGCCGTAGGACAGTATATAAGCAAAGATTCCCTTAAATACGCATCGGCTGAGTTTTCACGTCTTGCGCCATCTTGTATAGCAGAAACCGGAGACATAGATAGAAAAAGTAAATTATATGTCATAGGTGAGAGAATGGGGATATTCAATATCCGAAATCGTATGTATGGTGCCGGATACAATAGAGCGGCCAGGACCTTAATGCATTCGCCTATGTATGCTTTTATGGAAATCCTGAACTACCCTCTTGATCCGCAGGTTATGATTGCTACTATGGACAATGTTCGTTATTACAAAGGCCGGTTCTACACGTTCCAAGATTTCAAGATGGAAAAAGAACGAAATAAAGAACAGAGTACCATAAAAAGAGAATGGAACGCATTAAAAGATCGTACTTTATGGAGTATGGTAGACGTCGTGGATGGAAAGGTGGTTGTAAAGCCGGGATCGGGTGTTACTGTTGAGGAAGTTGAAACCCAGATGGCTATAACCAGAAATCAAGTTCGTAGTTTGTCGCAGATATGTAACGGATTTTTGAATGAAGAAAATCGAACTGCCGCATCGCGCAACTGGATAGCCAGGTTCATGACCGCCCACCGAGGCTGGCTGGTGCTGGCAGCTCAACGTCTGTGGAAAAGACGTGGCTTCAATTTCCAGACAATGCAAGAAGAGGAAGGGTTGTCAATTACGTTAAAGAATATGATAGCCAAAGCATTTAGCCTGGCTTCCGAGTCTGGTATGAAAAACATCATAGATGTCTGGAATGAAAATAAAGACAATATGAATGAGGTAGAAAAAACCAATCTCAAACGTCTCAGTGTCTATGCCGGCACGTTCCTTATCATGCAGGCCGTATCTATGCTTCTTGCCGGATGGCGTGATGATGATGAAAACGAAGAAAGTTGGCTTACTCAATTTGGATCCTATGTCGGATTCAGAACCATAAACGAAATAGCTTCACAGATGCCGTTTATTATGGAGCTTAACGTGGTAGATATCATTAACGATCCGTTTGTTATGGGGCGAAAACTGAAGGATCTTACCGATCTTAGGAATTATTCACTTGATAAAGTAACATCCGGTACATACAAGGGAGAGTCTAAGTTATTTAGGCAACTCGCCAAACAGACGTTTATCAAACAATGGTATAATATCAAGACGCCGGAAGACGTAGCGCGCGCCTATAATTGGTGGCAGCAGACGAACAACAAGTCAATGATGTTCTTCATCGGCGCCACTCCTGATTCGGAAGGTGATGAGGATACAAGCTACAAATAGACGAAGAATATCGAGCTTACATTACTTTGATGTGAGCCAGATATGTTATCTTAGCATTGTCAAAGAGTAGACTATACGTTTTTTTGTTCTTACTTTAAGGTTATGTAGGTTTAATTTTTTCTGAAATTGTTTTCTTACCGGTTCTCAGTCAGAGATGATAGGGAACCGGTTTCTTTTATGTTGTCAATTATTGCTATCTTGCAAACAAAAAATCATGAGACGAAGATTTCGAATAGGGATGGGGGGGGGTAAATCCCTCGCTTATAATCAATAAAGGCATATACATCCAACATGTAGATGGAGGATTATATACAAAAGAAAATTGGTCTAATAAAGGATATTCCAATGATCTATGCAATGGAATAGCTCTTGTAGATAAAGTGTGTTTTGTTATAGCCACCGAATATATTGGCACATTTCGTTGGGGTAAGGATGGACAAATAGACAATATATTTGCACAAGATAGTTCTCATATGGGAACTATTAAAAAGGATTATTGGGGGCGTGAAAATCAGAATGCGTATCTTGAATATGATACCAGTAATACAGATTACGCTTTTAATAAAGCTAATAGCTATTTATTTAAAAATGGTCAAAATGGATATGTAGGTGGCGCCGGAGAGTTTTTTTTGATATCATTGTATGCGAATGAAATAAACGAATGCCTTTTAATGGTAGGAGGTACGATAATGAGTAATAGAATGTGGACATCCACTCGAAATACAAAATTTTCCTATTCGTGGTATTATGATATAAACATCCAAGGAGATCATTTGGATACAGGTTCAAGGGGTAGTTATCATTATGTCCGTCCTTTTACTGAATTAATTTTATGAAATTATGAGAAGAAGATTTGAAAATAATGCTAAACTATATGAGTATAAAATAGTTAGTAACTGTATAGGGGGGGGGTGTTATGTAAACAATGAACTTATCGGAACCATCCCTGATGGTGGTGAGCTTATATACCAATCTTCTAAAAAAAAGGTTGGATACTGTGTATATTCGAGGAGGTGTTCCAATAGAAGATAGGCAAGAGATCGATAGTCAAGTTGATACGATAAAGGAATTGCTTGAACAGGATTCGGTGGTTCTTGCTATTGCTTTAGAAACCTCTCCTTATTATGGATTTAGAGTAAGTGTGATAGCACCTGATGAGTTTACGCTAAGAACAACCAATAGGATTTATAGAACCTTTTTAATAACAAGCCTTACTCCACCTGCTGCTATATACTGTATAAACTTTGGTGATCCTATTGTCCTTAATTATGATAGTTACCAATATGAGATGCCAGATCTTGTAATTGATGGACCTCATGATAGAATAGTTAGGGCAGATCCTAATCTTACTTGGGCTATAAAATGTACAGATGCCGACTTTACACCTTTGCCATATCCAGAATCATGGTCTGGCCAAGGTTTAAATTCTATGTTCTTATCAGAAATGAAGCGTCTCACTCCTGGTGATCATCATGTATCATATACGGCTTATATTAATTTGGACTTGATAGATGATGGCGGAAGTAAAATTCATACTGAATATCTAATATTAGAAAAAACACTTAATTTTACGATATGACAACAATCCCCAACCGTACACCTATTGTATGGCTGGGGATTGTTATAATTACCATCTTTTCTTGCAACAAAATACTAAGGTTTCATACGTTTGTATCCAAGAATCCCGCTTGCTTTAGCTATGAGAATATGTCAATTCCCCATTAGTTAATTTTCTTTCAACTATTCTAAGAGGAATATGAAATAAGTTCCTAAGCATTAATTTCATGACCTGTCCTATCTGTTAAAACCAAACCAACACCTTCTATAATATATCCTACTACAGGGGCTTTGTCAAATTCCTCCTTCGTAGCCCAAGTAGCATTATCAGGCATCAGATCCTTAAATGCATCCGAAACATCACCTTGGCACCAGCAGTTATTTGATGTAACAATACCCTTCCCTTCAATAGTCCACCCTGTAAAGGACGTAGATCATATATAACCCATCCGTCATTAACCTGATGATTATTTGAACATGATGATAATACTAATGTCATCAATAAAATAAAATACTTCATATTATTTTCAGCATAAAAATTTGTAACCTGGTTTTACAGCTTCCGCTTCTTCTCTCGTATCAAACATTAAGGTAGTGACAGCTCCTATTCCTTCACAAACGTAAGACACTTTCACCCACCACCTAAAAACCCCAGAGCCATAATCGTCATAGTACGGCTCAGAAAGAACTTCTTCTACATACCCATCCAAATAATTCACGATTGCTCCTCCTTATTTTTAGATTCTGCCTCTTCGAGTATGTTGATCACCTTATCGACAATATCCGAATCAGACATTTTCTCAATAAAAACATCCATTGCCTTAGTTATGTCATTGGCTTCTTTTTCTTCAAGAGCTATTTCTCCACCGGTAATAGCATCAGATAATGATGTAGATAAGTGTCTTATCTTATCAATGCTCATAAACGTAAATGGATTACCACCCCATCCACCACCCATTTCTTTCATGATCTGATATCCACCTGAAATAAGTCTGCCTGATGTCGTGGCCAAGGAGGATACGATTAGGGACAGTACCGCCACCTCCGTCCGCTCCTCGGATACACCCCTCGACCACACGGCTGCCCTTATAGCGCCGGCCAGGTCGTCTATGTATGGCATGAGGTAATCTTCCATCGCTTGTGTTATATCAGCTATAACCTCACTACGCTCTTTATTTATGTAGTAGATAGAAGCATTGTACTTCTTTATCTCTTTGTCCATATCATTTAAAAGACGCTTGATATTGTGCTTATACATAGGACTGGTTTTAATTACTTCCTTTAGCTTAAGAATGTAATTATAAGCCTGGTCATTTACGAACAACGTCATGGTTTCAACCGTTGAATGAAGCGTGTTGAGGCTGTTAAGAATCTTATCGAAATTGTTTATCAAATAAGCTTTTCTGGCTTTTGCTGCATAGTTAATCATCGCATTCGAATTTTAGATTTTCAAGTTCATGTATTTGTAACCTAAGAGACTTAATTAAATTCGTTCTCTGTTCCTCTGCATGTTTTAAAGCCTCTTCCTTGCTTTCAAAAGCACAATCCCCTATCTGATAAGGGGTGTAACGACCAGGAGTGTCGGCTAATAAAAGACCACCACAATCTTCTATTCTGGCTTTTACCTTTCTTATTTTCCCATCTTTTAGACACATGTCTGTAACCCATACGAATTTACCATATAATTTATCATACTCTTCTGATCTCTCTTCTTGCAATTCATACCATTTAGGCTTAGGAAATCTTAATGTGAATTTAACCTCAGTATCTTTTTCTAAGACATTAATATCGTATGCTTCCGGCCACAGCTCTTTTATGCTGTCTTCGTCTTCGGCATACGCTACAAGTATGAATGAATCATCGGATTCACCACTACACCAATATGGATATTTTATAGGCCATTTGACTGGACGGTAGTCGTTACCGCAGTCGGATTTTTTAATGTAAAATCTTGCTCTAATCATATCGTTATTAATCTGATAATTTTTCTATTTTAATTAATTTTGATGATAGATACATATTCCATTTCCCTCTGCCTCTGTCACCTTTTTCGTTTTGTTTTTGGATTGTCAAGTACAGATCTCCGTCTTCACATACTTCAACTTTTTTCAAGAAGCCTATCATTTCATCTCCTGCTTCGTGTAAAATACGGATCTTATCTCCTTCTTTTAACCCATAATTGGAATCAAAATATTCTTTTTTGATTCTATCAATGTTGTCTTTATGGTTTTTTATAGCATAAAGCTCTTTTCTTAATAAATAATTTAGTTGTTCTATTGTCATTTCTTTTCCTCCTTATTTAATGGTATTAATCCTTTCCCGTGCTTATCATACCACAGCATAGCTATACAATTCCATGCACATTGTGCAAGATGAAAAGCTCCTGTATCTGAGTCTATTCTTTCCCCTTTCATGTATTCCATTAGGTGCCTGGCAGCCGCAGCACGATACCGTTCAAACCCGTTGTCAAGGTTCTGCCATTTATTGGGTCCGTACTTCTTTGCACCAGCATGATAGACTCTTACAATATCCTCAATCTCTTCCATTGGAAGCAAATCCCATCGTAGTTTGTCGTCAATGATGTCATTCTTTACCGACTTACTTTCTTTATTTTCAAAAAGAGTATTATCACTCTTAGATATATATTCAACTGGTACATCGAACTCCATACGACCTTCGTATGACAGTGTAACTTCTGTATCTCCTTTTTTGATATCCTTTTCACATGCAACCTTAAGTCCTTTTCTGGCTACTGTTACTTCACGAACATTAAGATCTCTGTTAAGAACTACATCGGTTCCTTTTTTAATAATAATATCGTCCATCTTTTATTTTGTTTTATCGTTGTTTTACCATATTTAGATAGTAATATAATTCATCTTCGTCCTATACCCTATCATTCCTGTTTTTCTCAAAATACTGTCTTACGGCTTCAATCGCCTTATCGTCATCAAAAACCTCTACAAATTCCTCATAGAATCTATTTCGTTCCATAGAGAACGTGTTGCTTCCTTCCGGAATGGTCCTGAATACAACTACTTTCTCTCCGTCTACGTTCGTTCCTATTATGTTATTGTGAAGAATAATAGAATAGCGCCCAGAGCTTTTGTTTTGGACGACACTATGTTCGAGATTGTAGAGTCTAAGTAGTTCTCTTATTTCTTTTACTCCCATATTATTTTACTTTTTTAGAGGTTACAGTCTCTTCTCCCCATTTCTTTACATATATAGATCTCATCATGTTCATTAAATTAGAGAAAGAAGAGATGGTTCCCATCTCTATGCAGAATGCAAGATTAGACTGTAGGGTTTCAAGTTCTTTCAACTGCTCCTGTGTAGCCCTATTTCTTATCATGCTTTCATGCTCATTAAATACAATCCAATTTAAGCCTTTAGCCATCTTGGAGTAATCGGCATCCGGAAATCTTGATATAGCTCTTGATAAGACATTGTATTTATCACCTGCCTCTATTCGGTTTAAGATAAGCTTATCTGTCAACCACGTAACAACCTCAGCGTACAACATAGGGTTCAGTTCCATAGCTACAAGCACCCATATATATGGATTACACATAGTCCTTCTATTCTCTCCTCTACCCATTGTTTTATAGGCTCCCATCTTTTTCATCACTTTTATAAGTGATTCTTTTTCAACAGATTGTATAAAACCAGGAAATCCTGATTCTATCTTATATCCCTGTTTTTCAAGGATATAGTAAACCCGTTCCGCACTCTCCTTATTAGATAGGATATTCTCTATTCTCTTTTCATTCCACCCCATCTCAACCCTCTTCTTCGTGTAGGCTTCCTGAAGGTCTGTTAAGGACATAAACGAAGTTTTAGTGTCCTGCTTAATTATTACGCCAAATAATTCTCGGTCTTTTGATACCATTGTGACATTCGTTTTCATAAAATATAACACATAAAAAATAATACGATACAAAAATATGTATCGTATTATACCTATACAAATATACTGTGTTAAATTTTATTATTGTATTTTTTATACTATGCGCCTATGGCTGCCTCTAAATTTCCTATAATATCAGTTTCTATCTCATCGATTTTATCATCAATGGTTGAAACCGCATTCTCTAAATCCCCTACAATACTTTCCATATCATCAACAACCGCCTCCATATTAGCTACAGCCTCATCTGATTGATAATATCTTTCTGTATCTTGTAACGACTCCGGCATATTGTCTCTTGCTTCTGTCTCCTCGTCTAAAATCATATCAACATCATCCTTGGCTGAATCCAGATTATGCCTGACCTCTGACAGCTTTGATTTGATAAACTCAAGATCTGTTTTATGCTTTTCCAAATTGGAAATAATATCCTCTATTTTCTTACGTCTTTTGTTGTTCATGCTTTTATCCTATTATAATATTCGATAATCTTTTCTTTCCTATCTCCCGGTTTTACTGCCATATTCTCAGCCAAGAACCTAAAATACGACACCGGTATGTCTTTGAATCTAATTCCTTCATATTTTCCAAACCACATTATTATGCTGTCAAGATCGTCCTCTCTCCTACCATCTCCATTTACGGATTTAAGCGAGGCTGCCCGGCGAAGGATTTCGTCTTTGGTAATAATATCACCCATCCTTATATTGGACAGAAGTTGATCGCCGGCAAACATACACCATCCCTTAGAAGGAAATTGTTCGATCGTTAAATCTTCTATCCGGCCGAAACGCCTCATGTTGTCGCAGCAATCAACTATCAGCGCCTCTTTCTTATCAGGATGAATACGAACGCACCTGCCGAGCACCTGGTAATATGTTGAATATGAGAATGTTGGTCGTCCAAACATCACACAATCAAGTTCGGGAAAATCAAATCCGGTAGCAAGCGTTGAATAATTAAAAACCACCTTCAACTTACCTTCTTTGAAATCGGATATGATTTGCTCTCTTTTCTTTTTGGTTGTTAGCGATGTTACGACACCTGTTATGGCTCCCATCCTGGCATTCATGAACTCGGATATTCTATTACATGATTCGATAGAATCCATGCAAACCAAAATGGCCTTACGCTCGTTCATAAGCTGAAGAAGACGCTTATAGATAGAGTTGTTTAAGCCGTTTCGTACAATGCTTTCTTTGATAGATTCGTTGGTGTATTCGGCTCCGGTACTGTTTAACATCAGAGCCGATTCATCAAACGACCATCGTTCGTACTTAAGTGGACACCAAAAACCTTGAGAAGTTAGCTCTTGTATTTGTATTACATGAACTATTTTCTTGAAGAAGTTATGTTCGTCTTTCGTCAGCATATTAAGTTTGCTGTAGTTTCCTTCCAGCATGGAGCTGTAGGTCCGGAGGCGGCAGGGCGTGGCGGTGAAGCCCAGCACCTTCGCCTCGGGAAACTCGCTCATAAACTCCATAAATTCAGAACCTTCCTCAGGGGAATACCCCGAGTGGCATTCGTCCACCAATAAGGTGTCTATCCCTATATCTTTCAACCTTGCTACGTCTTTCTTTATGCTTTTAAGTGTAGCATAAGTCATAGCCGATAATTCCTTTACGCCACATGAGGCAGAGTATATGGTAGGTTTAGCTCCAAATGATATGGCTTTCGCATAATTCTGTTCCAGAATCTCTTTTGATGGCTGCAATACTAACGTCGGTCTATTTATCTCATGCGCTATCTTGGATATCAGAAGGCTCTTACCTGCTCCGCATGGGGCCACTATTATGCCAGGCTTCTTAGATTTTCCTGTAAGAAACTTAAGCCCGACATCTACGGCCTCTTTTTGGTAAGGTCTAAGTTCAAAGCCCATCGCAATCTATTTTACTGTTTTTTGAAAGTTCTATTATCGCCTCCTTTAGCATTTCTCTCGCTTTATTCTCATTATCTTCAAACAGACATACACTGCATGTAGCACCTTTGGAGGGGTAGTCTCTGTAGGCTTCTGCTCTTTCTACAACGTATTCACAACAATAGTCGTGACTCATGTCTTTTGCTATACTTATAAAATGATCTTCTCCATCCATCAACACGCAATATTCAGCATCGTTTTCACATGCAATAACACCTTTGTTTTTTAAAATGGATAGCACTTTATTTCCAAAAAGTCCAATATAGACCCATATATCTTTCCCTGCATTTTTGTAAAAAATATCCATCCCTTCTTTGATTGTAACTTTCTTTTCCATAACCCCTTATTTTATATCAGTAATTAAAATATATTTTTTAACAATATATTCAAGACTCTCAGAAGAACGTATATATAGTTTTTCTTCGTACTCATATAGAGCGTACCCTTCTTTTATGTCTAATATCTTAATCACATGCTTGCCTCTTTCAAATGGATCCTCAAAGTAGTTCTTATGTTCGTATCTTTGACCTACTTTGATTTTGTCAGTTTTCTTCTTCATCTTATAACGATCTACTGCTTCACCTGTTTTTATGAAAATTGTCGTGAGCAAGTATAATAAAACTAAATACAAAAGGATCGCTACTCCACATATTAGATCTTCTTTCATTGCACTCCCTTTAAGTAGTTAAACCAAATAGCCTCAAGTTTCTCCTGGAACTCAAACGCCTTTTTAAAATTTCCGCACCGTACCGCCACGTTCCTCATCTCTTCAAGATATATGACTTCCGGATCTTGCCGATATTTTGTTCTTAACTTTTGAACGTCCTCGTATTTCATCGATTTATCTTTTTAGACGGATCCCAATCTGAAGAGAAAGGGCATTCGTTTTTGTTATGTAATCCAAAGTCACAATAATAACACAGTGCTGACGGGCAGGGCAGCTTGTTTTGCGAAACAGGCTGGCTTAGGGTGGCACGCCTCTTGCTATATCTGGCTCCTTCTGCTCCCTGGATGTACGCTTGAAATGATTTTACACTATTATCTTCAAAATCATACATTTTAGATAAAGTGTCATTTAGCATCTCTATAGATTTTGTTTTACGTTCCTCATCCACCTTAACCTTTTGGTACTGCCTGGTTCTGGTAAAGAAATAGATGTTCATATCTGGTAGAACCCCACCATATTTTCTATAGATGTAAAACGAATATATAGGATGCTGTAAATTCGTTTCCAACTTCTTAGAATCAAAAACCTTATTCCCTGATTTCCAATCTATGACATAATGGTGAATTACGTTCTTGCTCTTTATAGCCAGATGAAGGTCTACTGATCCTACTATGTACACATGGGTATGAATTACCCCATTTATGTCAACTGGCTTAGGAAGGCGGTACGGCAGCACAAAATCTTCTTCGACTCCAACTATAGCGCCGTGTCTGATAAGTTTCTCACAAGGATTAAGATCACTATCAGCTATCATAAACCTATTGCCGTCTTTTTTAAACAGATCCACAATCCAAGCAAGAAGCTCCCCAGATTGTTTCATGGCTATCATCATATTTTCCGGTGATTGCCAAGGTATGTCTTCTTGGTAAGCATAGTAACTTATTGCTTCTCCAAGGTCTTTGCCAGAAGGCTGCCTTCCGTTCTTGAAGAAGTATTCCAGTGTCTTATGAATAACCGTACCATAAGACGTAGCTTCTTGTTTTTCTGTAGACCTTTTACCTTCCACATAAGTCTTATACCATTTCATTGGACAGGTAAGAAACGTATCTATCTGGGAATAAGATATGGCAAGGCGTTTCACTCCATTAAACTCCTTATATAGCAAATGCGTTTCCGGGACCATCATAAGTCATTGTCTTTAAACCCTTCTGGGTAATATACGACATACTTTTTACCGTCTTCTGGTGTCATGGCAAACTGCATGTAGTTATTACGATTACGATGCTTGCCATCTAATCCTCGCTTCCAATACAGAATCCCGTCTATATCCACATAAGATCTACCGCGGTCGGCTCTAACTACGTCCGTGTGTAGTAGATACCCATCGGAAGACACAATCCACACTTTATCCCCTTTGTTTAAATAAGATATTCTTTTTCTTACAACAACCTTTTTCTTATTATCTAATGCAAATCCCTCATCGGTCATACTCTTCATCCTCCTCTTCTTCTGTTTCAAAATCAATTCCATAACACTGATCATAATGCTTGGTCAGTTCTTCTGGTTCTAAATCTTGTCCAAAATCCATGTTAAAAATATCGTAATTAGTAAAGCACTTAAAATCACTGTTCCCGCAGGCAGGAAATCTATGAATGCTGCTTTTATTTCTTCAATTAGGCCCAAGTGTAACCTTGGGCCATTGTATTTATTTTTTGTCATCTCCTTTTAATTTCTTTAAAGTATCTGCAATCGGAAGCTGATCAATGACTCCCAATGCCGGAGCGACGGTCTTGACAACATTGTTAAGGAAATTACCGGTACTGTTCTGACCGCCGTCAAATACCGTGATATTTCCGAGATTAATGTGCTCAAATGCTTTAACCTGTTCTCCAGCAATTTCTTTCCACTGATTAACCATCTTGTACTGGATGGCGATCTGAGGATTGGATTCTGCTGCTTCCACCATAGCCTTAAATCCGTCGGCTTCTGCCATTAACGACTTTTTCTTACCTTCGGCTTCTGCCTCCAGCTTCATCTGAATAGCTTTTGCCTCTGCCTCAGCTTTTGCCAAATGTGCTGATGCCTCAGCCTCAGCCTGGCGTTTGATCTTCTCGGCCTCGGCATCAGCTTGCAAGATAGCCTCTTCCTTCTGGGTTTCAGCCGGCACAATCTTTTCAGCCTTAAGCGCAGCCTGAACTTTCTTAGCCTTAGCTTCTTCCATTCTTTCGGCTTCAGCTTTGTTTACTTCAAGTTCCGCCTTAGATCTTGCAATCGCTGATTCCTTGTCAGCCAAAGTCTTTGCTATAGCCGCAGCCCTATCTCTATCGGCTTGAGCTACACCGATCTGTTTTTCTTTATCGGTTAAAGCCAAAGCTACTTCTTTTTCTTTCTTCGTTTCAGCTACTATTGTTTCCTTTTCTTTTTCAGTACAAGCAATTTGAATCTCTTGTTCTTTTTTGGTATTAGCCACAGCCGTTTCTTTCTCCTTCTGCTGTACAGCAATCTTAATAGCCCCCAGCTTCTCCTGTTCTTCGATATTAGCCTGTGCTTCGTTCAGAGCCCTACTTTCAGCCTCCTTACCAAGGTTCATAATATAACCGGCTTCGTCTCTAATGTCACTGATGTTGATGTTCAGGAGGTAAAGACCTAACTTGTTAAGCTCGTTATCAATGTTCTTTCTTGCCTTATCCAAAAACTCATCCCTGTCAGAATTAAGTTTTTCGATTGTCATTTCAGCAATAATCAAACGCATCTGACCGTAAACGATGTCCGTAATAAGATTTTCAGTAGATTCGGTATCCATTCCCAAAAGTCTTTCTGCCGCATTTTGCATGATCTCTGGATTTGTACTGATAGCTACTGTAATAGTCGTAGGAACATCTACTCTAATATTCTGAGATGACAAAGCACCGGTAAGCTTGCAATCTATTTGCATAGGCTCCATTGACAAAACATCATAGCTTTGAATAATAGGCAAGACAAATGCCGCTCCACCATGATATAATTTCGCCGATTTCTTTTCCCCACCTGTCTTACCATAAACGACCAAGACCTGATTAGGCTTACATCTACGATACCTTGATAAGACTCCGATGATTGTCAAAATAATCACTACAGCTAAGATAGCTGACACGTATATGATTGTTGTCATAACTTTTAAAATTTAATTGTTGATAAAAAAAATTAGATACTTAGTTCTCCTTCTTCGTATTTTATATTCACCTTGTCACCGTTTTTGTAAGTTTTTCCAGACAAGCATCTTACTCTCATTTGCTCCTGTCTTCCATTTTTCGAAATATTTACCATATAATGATTCTTCCCTGATCTAAATACTATCTCCACCTCTCTGCCATTTAAATCTTCCGGACATTCGTACACCATTTCTTGCTTTAACTTAAGAAGTAACTTATATACGTAAAACAAAACGATAAAGAAAAACGACCCTATCACAACCCCTACTAAATGAGAACCCGAAAAGTAGGTAGTCCAGCTATATCCAAGAATAAAATGTGTTATACCCTTAAATGATATGATGTCTGATAAAGACATGCTTAAATCAGAAGCATTGTCAATATCCGTATCCAGATCAGATCCTAATATCGACAACAAAAACTGTATAACAAAAGCAAATGATGCTATTAAAGCCATGCATAAAATTATATCACTTCCCATACCCTTCTGTTATTATTTTGTAAACAAGATCAGTCATATCTTTGATGGTCTCCATATTATAATCAATAATAACAATATTGAATTTTTGTTCCACCATCACTTCCAGTTCAATTTGATCAACAGAATCTAATCCAAGTTCTTTAAACGTCACATCTTCTTCATGAATTATATCTATTTCCGAATTAAGAAACTGAGTAATAATTATATCCTCTATTATCTTTCTGATTCTTACTTTTTCCATTGCTTTCTAATTTTGTTAAATAAATACGTTTTTATGTTTTTCAATCGCTCTTTGTCTGTTTCAGAACTTCCGGTAAACAAATAATCCGGATTGCCTTTAGCTGGCGGCGTAGGCAATTTAGATACGGCAAACAACCAATCCATTTCCTTATTCTTCTTAGACTCCAAATAAGGCTCGGTAGCGATCTTAAATTTTTCAGCTATTAAGTCAAAGAGCTTTGAATTTTTAAGGTTCATATAAACTGAAAAAGCCTGAGAAGGCGGTTTCCATATGAAGTTGCATAAGCTCATTGTATAATCTCCTGACTCTGCTATATAAGATTCCGTTACCTGAAGTATGACCTCTTTCTTGAATGAGGTGTTACCCATAAACCAACACAATCTGGATTCCGCTTCTTTTCTGCTGACACCTATGTCTTTTGAATACGATTCGTACATTCCTATCATAATCTTCAACGTTTCCAGAACCTCGTCTGTCATCTCCGGTGTCTCTATATAATTCACAAAAGACGTTCCTTTGTTGGTCAATCTCATCACGCCTGATTTTAATTTCTCAACCAGGCCAAGCTCTATATACCTCCCAGCATCTTCTTCCGGCATGGCTTCGATCATAACCGAATCCTTCTGTCTTATGGCAAGAAGATTAGCAAGATCATTAGGAGTCATGTCTGATGCTGCAAGTTGTCTGAAATTGATGTACATTCTTAATCAGCTTTAATAAAAATAACATTCTTGTTATCTTGTCTATCAACATGTCCACATGGACCAATAATTATGTCTGTACATGAACAAGAATCGTAATCTTCGAATATACATCCATCGCATGTATCACCTTCCACACATTTTAATCTTACAAGTCCGGCAGTAAACACTTCTCCTACTTTAAATTCCTTCTTTTCCATATTCCCTCCTTGTTTTTAACTGTTGTACCCTTCTTTAATAATCGAATTTCTACCGGTAGATACCGACTGTCGAAGATCGTCATGTACAGAATCTACCGTAGAATACTTGTTTCTGGTTGTAAAAATCACTTCCAGCATCTCCTTGTAATCACCTAAAGCTACTTCGTATCTCGGATCTACTTTGGCTTTTCTTTCAGCCTCGGCATTACTTTTAGCCAGTTCTCGATCAAGAAGATCTTCTTTGATTCGGTCAGCAATCATATCAAGTTCTTTTTTAATAACTTCTCCTGCTGCCCGAAGTTGACCTTCTACGTCACCAAGCTGGTCTTGGACGGTTCCTATTTCTTTCTTTAGACGATCGTATTCGTTAATCATACCCATATCACCAGCATAGCCAGAAAAGTCCTTGATTATTCTGGTTCCTTCTTTAAGGAGCTCAATAACTCGTCTTTTACGTTCTCTGCTTATTAAAGACGGAAGACGATAATTCATATCCGCCACCGCCTTATCATGTATGGAGTTGATTAAAAACATCTCTCTTTCATCCCCTGCAAACTCAGTAAGAACCAAAAGGAACTTACTTATCAGGTATTCGTTTTCTTCTACTGTTAGTCTCATGGTTCTTATTTTTTTTTAATACAATGACTGTTCTTCTTTTGTCTCTTGTTCCTGATTGTCCGTAACGTCTTCCACAGTATAGAGCTTAGGCGGCGTCGGCGGCTGGTTGGGGTTCACGAACTTCGTCCCGCCCTCCCCGTACATCCATTCATGTCCCGGCAGTATCTCTGGGTGGATTGTATTAGTAAGCTCTTCCATACTAACTTGCCTTACCTTCAGTATATGATGAAACACCAGTCCGGCTGTCCTGAATGATGTTTTGTTTTCAGTTTTAAACCTATCAAGAGTCTGATACCAGTCTTTCCCAAATATCATATACTTGTCCAGCCCGTATCTGCGAGGATTATGCAAACCTATCATTAACGTACATAGTTGCCCCAGCGTATCAGACTGATAAAAGTCAGAAAGACGGGGAGGCTGCTCTTGAGGGCTTTTTATCCTTCCTTCTATCTCTCTGTTGAATTGGGATATGATGAGGAAAAATATGTTTTTATATACTAATTTAGCTTCGTTCATAACCGCCACCAAATCATCTATAGCCGACTTAGGATCTAATCCCATTCTTTTTATCAAAGCAATATGATCGACTTTAAATATTATAAGACGTTTGTCTTTGTGTTTGGTAGCTATATGATACACAGCCGCCTCAAACTCTTTTACCGTACACGGAGCGTCGATGTATATTATATTATTTCTGATTTCACCTTGAAGGATTTCAAACATCCTTATCTCTTCTACTGTATTAGAATCTTGCCTTCTTAATATTTCAGGAGCCCGTTTTTTCATATCCTGACTCATTCTGCGAAGAAGAAGATCTTGAGGATTCATTTCGAACTCGCAATTGACAAGAAAATAATCTTCTGCTTGTGGGTTGATCATCGGATTCATCACATTTTCCAATATCTTTTGGGCCACATACGATTTACCCACAGATGGCCGAGCCCCTATGGCAATAGCATGCTGAGGGAAAATACCTCCAAGCAAAGCCTCATCAATATAATCGTATCCGGTTTTAGCGGGGATAAGCTCTCCCCGCCTGTATTTTAAGATATTCTCATACGCCTCTTCCATAACCTGTTTGGAGGTTTTGAATATCCTTCTTATATCTATCCTATTTGCTATCTCCTCGTGCATTTTTGTCACCTTTTGTATCCGATTTGGATCCCCTATTAGCTTTTACTGATTTATACCTAAGACCGTTTTTGGTATGAGAACAATCTTTGCCTTTCCTCCAGCTTTTGCCTTTCTTCTTGTCCGTTTCGTAGTTTTTACGACCAAGCTCCCGGCGTTTGGCTTTCTGTTCCGGTCTGGCATTTATCTCCTTGTCCTTTTTAGCCTTTTTCTTCCTGGCTTCGGGATGAGTCCTGTAGTACTCTGTCGATCTACCCATGTGCTTATATTTTTTTTTGATGAATAATAGCACAAAGATAGGTAATTCGCGTCCTATTTCAACCTGCCGTAGCTCATATCGGGATCACACCAGACATACCCGTCTTTCTCATCATGGAGATACTCAGGGCATCCTCTGCATGCGCTACTGCCTGACACTATTTGATTGTTCTTATTAGGGCACTTATCTCCAGGTTTATGCCATTCTATTCTCGAACCTGATCGTTCTTTGTTTACATGACAGAACTGAAAGACTTTTCCCATCGTCTTCTCGCCAAACATACCTATATGTGTGTACTCTTCCGGTATAGCGAGAAATTCAGATAAATCTTTATACATCCTTTCCCGTTCCTCTGGCGTAGGCCATAGTCTATCAAGTTCGGCATGGACTCTTATCTTAAGAGACCTCAGTGATGGCCCCGCAAGCCGGCCTTTAGCTTTTCCCTTATTCGGCCCTGATTCATGAACACCGACATAAGCGTTGCATGGTTTACACATCATAACCATCCCTAAGCCTTTTCTGCTATATATTTTATCGGCATTGACCAACTCGGTTTCTCTTCCGCAATAAGGGCAAATTTCGCCTCTTAAAATCCGTTGTTGCCGCACATTGAGTTCCATACTCTATCCTTTTGTTTCTCTTTAAACTTTTCATACAAACTGCTTTCAGTTTCCATTTCCGAGATCTCCACCTCTACGTCCTCTCTTTTGAAAATTACTTTCTTGGCTGTAGGATACGCACATTTAGAGATACGAATAGCATTACGAATAGCGTAAACAAAATACGTTTCTGGTGATGATTCGATCACCACTACCTCGTTTAAAGTGTTTTTATAATTTTCCATGTTGTTATCTACTTGCTTCAATTACACACCCTGGATTATCTTCACATGCCTCTTTGTATTCGATAAGAAACTTAAGAAATGAATCATAAGACCCCCATCCGTTTTCTGGTTCGTATCTCAAAAGACTCTTTCTCTTGGAGATCATAATATATATACCTTTTGTGAGTATCTTCACCATCTCCTTAGTATCTATTTCCCTGCCCAATTCTTCCGGTCTCCAAACATAATCGTATAGTGTTTCTTTGTTTTCTGATACGAATATTTTTTGTGCCATCTTGTTCATGTTGTGGGTGATGTTTGCAACCCATTTACGATCCTCTTCTTTCTTCTTGCTCTTAATATAAACGTCCAGGCTCATAATATTTCTCTTTTACTTTGTTATTAATTATCAAATCTGCCACATCATCTCCGTCCCCTACATTCTCAACACTCTGAAGATAGTCCGATACTTTTATCCTTGACTTCATCATCATCCCATCTATCTTTTTACTCCATGTGTCAAATGCTTGTCCTTTGTCCGGAAAAGCTACAGTCTTTCTATCTTTTAAAACATCTATCACTACCGGTCTTAAGTTCTGCAACCCACCGGTAGCTACAAACAACTCATCTGGTTTATTCACGGCGCATATAATAGCCGTCTTTTCTGACTCCACCAAATTAACTACCTTATCTGGATACTGGCTTAGAAGATGTTCTCCAAACAGGCATTGTCTAAACAAGAAGTCTCTTGCATGCAACGAGTGATAAAACATGACATGAGGTCGCTCATTGTCACCGTCTTTTTCCTTCACTCTTTTTACATCAATCTCATTCCCCTGGCTGTCGGTCTTTATATAAAAATCCATAATCTTGCCGGTTCTGCATACAAAGTCCTTATCTATCTGCCAGAATATACAACACCCTTTCCATCCCCATAAGTCCATTGTTCCAACATGATACCTTCTAAATACATCAGATACCCTTTCTTTTCCCCATAGAGACGATAAAAATCTAAATACGGTGTTTCTATCGTCTGGAACTACAGTCCTCTCAAACTCGCTAAAAGGTATGTAATTTACAACGTCAGGATTTACAGGAGGACGATAAGCTCTTATGCACTTATTTCCCGAAATCCAAAGATCTTTGTCACCTACATCCTTGCCGGTAGGTCGTTTATCATAACCGCAAGTTCGTTCATGATCGCATCTTCCAAACTCATTGCCAACGACCTGACCGGTTGCCACATCAATATAAGGGGTAAGGCACCGGCTTTTCCCGCAAGCCGGGCAGGTTAGCTTCAGTCGGCTCCTGCCAGGCCTGCGGTCAAGTTGAAACCGAGGTACGTTTTCGTATTTTCTAAAATCAAGCATCCTTAGCTCCTCTCATTGCTTTTTATATCATGAACCTTTTAGATATTTCCTCTGCAATATCATATACAACCGTATGATCCTCTTCATTGTATGGTTTATTGATATTCAATACTCCTTTTCTCACTTTGAATTTCTTATCTTTTCTAAGGTGATTCAACATACCTTGTTGGAACACACAGTCCGCCTTTTCAAGTGCTACACTGTCTTCTGTCCATTCTTTCAGCGTATATCCTTTACTGCTCGTGCTTTTTGGAGAAAAGTTCATAATACGTGCATCAATGCCATACCATGCTTTAACCATTCTTCTTTCAGCTTCCAATTGGAATGCATATGATTCCCATATTCCTCCCGATTTAAAGTCAAGAATGACCACTTCTTCTTTTTCCACTTCTCTTACTTCCTTCTTCGGATCACCTTTTTTGAACTGTCCGGTAGCCCTTTGATACACGGCTCCAAAATAACCTTCTTCTTTGTATTTGAATGTCATTTTAACCATCGCATCAATAGGTGTTGCTACAAGGTAATCCTCTAAAGAAAGGATTCTTTCTATCATCATCGGTTTCACCTTGTAATCAGAACAGAATTTGGCAAACTTCATGACCCTGACAATCATATCGTCAAGATCATCTATGCTATTAAAGAACCGATCAAGATTTTTCTTAGATATCTTCAGCTTGCCTTCTTGCACTGTCTTAACCACAAAGCTTCGATTTAAGACCATATCTCTACCTGTTAGGTACAATCCGTATAAGTAGTGCATGATCGTTCCCTTATCGGCTTCATACTGCGCTACCTCTTCTGGATTGCGACCAAGCATCTTTATCTCTTGCTTCCATTCCTGAAGTGCTGTCTTATCATCTACATACCCATCTTTGATTAAAGTTGTTACCGAAGCATATATCTTAGCCGTCCCATCATCCATCTTTCTTACATAAAAACGATTATCGTCTAATGTCAATCTTACGAATTTGGGGGTCTCAATCTTCTTTAACTCATCACAGATATAAAACGGCTCTAATGTTTCCTGATTTTCTGTAAACGGATTCGAATCTTCTTCTCCAGGGTTAGGAGCGGCTTCCTCCGCCTGAGCTTCCGGTTCCTCCTTCTGGACCGGCTCTGGCTCAGGCGCCGGCTCTTTAACTACTGGAACCTGTCCGCCTCTTTCTGCTATGTCTCTGTTCTTTATTAAAGACATAACCTCCTTCTTCAACTGCTCTGGTGTTTGGTTAGGATCTGACACCGACATCACAACATCGTTCATTCTAAACAACGTATTTCCCTCTCCTTTCACCATAGGTACAAACCCTAAATCTATTAATATTTTAATCTTTTCTTCTATCATACCTATCAATTATTTCAATAATCAACCTACCTCTTTCCTTGATCATTCCTCTGCTTTCCATATCCAGTACCTTCTTTACCGCATACTTCCACACAAAAGGAAATTCTGTTTCAAGTTTATCAAATTCCATCCGGTCAAGATACATGTCGAATACCGTATGCTCCGATTCATGAAGGAAAACTATATTATCCCTGCAAGTAGCAACTGACTTATATATCCTTTTCGGAAGTATGTGACAGACGTTACATACTGTAGGAAAATGAATAGCCTTACCGGTCATAGACATCCGACTATTATTTAACTCTTCCAGCATAAGACGAAAAAACCCGGATAAATCCGGGTTCTCTAACTTTTTCTTCTTGCTGCTGTTTTTAATGGATGTAATTCTGTCTTTTTTCTTCGGAGTCAACTCTTTACTCCTGCAAGCCTGGCATAAGCCACGACTTCTTATCATCACTTTTCGTCCGCATCTTTCGCAGACGTACAATTTCTTTTCCACTCTCTATATTTCAATACAAGTGATATAATTGAAAAGGATACTGCCGTTAAAGATAACGTATATGGTAAGTTCATTAACCATCTCGGTACTTCTTCGGTCTTAATCACTATCAACAAAGTAGCACCTGCTACTACCAATAATACAATTGCCGTCGCAAGTGCTACACGGGAAACAACATCACTCATCAGTTTTCCTTTCTCCCAATTTTTCTACACCTTTTTGCAGATCGTATTTAAACACTTCAATGATCTTTGTTTCAGCAATAGACTCGCAATTCCAGTCTCCCAACGTACCCTGCATACCTTTAGTCAACACAGCTTCGGCGTCTTTAGGATTGCCGGCTTGGACATACATATAGTATGGCGTTTTCTTTTCTTTACCTTTCTTTTCATCCAGTGTAATGTAATTCACCTTGCACTTATACCAGTACTCAGCTTCTCCGTTGAAAAAGATTTCTGACACTTTAATAGGGTTAATTTTTACAACCTCGAAAGAATTGTACAAATCCTTAAAGATCTCCAACGATCTTGATTCTGCCTCTGTATAAGACAAGGCATCCACCAAATACTTTTCAGTTACTTTCTTTTTTTTGCCGTTCTCGATGTTATCAATCTCGGCTTTTACCGTAATTTCAAACCAGCGATTCATTGTATTAATATTTAATTAGTTGATTTCTTTCCTTTCTCTATACTATTTTTAAATCTTTCAGAACACCACTGCAAAACGTCCATCATCATCATCTCATTATTAGATAAGATACCTTTTATAACTAACGCCAATTGATGCTGTGACATTCTTTGGCTCATATCAAATCTTCTTTCCTCTTCATTTACTATCGTAGCCACGAAATACTTACACCCCTCTAAGTGCGTTAGGGCTTCAATCATAGCTTCTTTTATCTCTTTTTCTTCCATTATGTTTGTTTTTTTTGGGCAAAGATATGTCTTTTGATAATAAAAAAGATTCAAAATGATTTAATTTAGCTTAATTACTGCTCTTTTGATTCTTCCGGTATAGGCATGTCAAACTTTTTTCTGATAAACGACTCTGTTTCTTCATTAAACGGATAGGCCTCCTTGATAAATTTCATAGCTACTTCCAGGTCGCCGTCTGCTATATCTTTATACCTTTCAAAGATACCAACCAGGTCATTGTTATATGAACGCTCTTGTTTTATGTTGTACACGTATTTTAACACCCTGTCTTTGATTTCATTGGCTTTTTTCACAGTATCATTGAAGGATTTTATACTTTTCAATTCTGGATCTTCGTTTTCCTTGTTTACCTTATCAAACTCTTCCTTGCTATACCCCGCCTCCTCTTTAATAGCCGGGCAAACACTTTCCCCTATGATCCGAAATTGTTCATACGAGCCTGTCAGGAACCTTGATTCTGTTTTAAATGCATTATATTTAACAAGCAAATTAGCCACCTCTGTTGCACCTTCTATGGTTCTAAAACCGATGCCGATATCTTTTAACATAAATACTGGAACTCCTGTTCTTGGATACACGACTTCTTTTTCGTTCTTTATATTCCAGTTTTTAGCTTCAATTGGAATACCTTTACCAGCAAGCTCTTTGTCTATATACAGATATATCTCTTTGCATGTCAATGACACAATCTCATCCCTGCTTAAATCAAAAACTGTTTTCATTTCTTTTTATTTATTAAATTAAACAATCTACCTCTTTGTTCAGGCTCCGTATATTCCGCCCATATATCGGCTGCCACATTTCTAAGAAATTCCATAAAGTCTTGATGATCCCTGTATTCAGCAGAATCAACTTTTCTCACAAAACTTAGAATTTCCTTTAACATCTTATTGTTTTCTTCAAGAAGTTCTCTGTCAGTCATAACCTTTCATATTTTCTTCTTTTCGCTTTCCATATTGTTTATCTTGTTTTAGGGTAATAAATCTTTGATGTATGCCCAACGCAAAATCTTGTTGTAATAGCAAGATTTTACCCATTCATATTCAGAACGCCAATCAATACAAATGCAGACATTTCCGTCTATATCCATGTGTTCAACCAAACAATCCTTTCCTGGTTCAGCTATGTCACTCGGTTTGTGCCATACGCTGTTAATGCGCCACTCTGCACCAGCTTTAAAAAGAGGAACAGCATATTCTATATCTTGTTTCATGTCTTATTATTGTTTAATTAATTTAAATATTTTTAGTTTTGAAATTATTTAATATGCTTATCGGCTGGATTGATTATCAATCCATCGTCACATGAAGGGAATGATATGTTAGATTCTCCATTATCAAGATTAGTCAGTTTAACCGTTCCAGCATATTCATCATCCACAAAAAACAATTGACCCGAAGAAACCACAAACCTGCATTGATATGCATTCATCATTGTCCCAAGTTGTCTAATCTTAGTTTTAATCTCTAAAAGTTGAGCGTTGTTGATTATATTCTTATTCATATTTTATTAAAGTTTATCTATTATTTTGTCACCCATTTCCTGCCATTCATCACTCACGCTTATAACCAATCCTATGACAGTTGATGATAATAACAATGTAAAAATAAGCCATAACAGAAAGCAGATAAAAACACATACATACCTCATGATTTTTTAGTTGTTAGATAAAAGCAAAATCGGTTCATTTGACTCCGCAATTGCTTTTATTTGTTCTGGATTGACAAAACTCTTAACTTGTTCGCTTATATTACAAATGGACTTGATCATATCAACGAATAATTTCGAGGTACATTCGTTACACTCCACTTCCATTACCTGTTTATGTCTATTGTATGATATGCTCGTTACACAATTCAGCCAGTGCGCATAGGTTCCTTTTTTCTGTATTTAACCTGCTGTATTCTACTTTTGTCTCTCCATTTCCATATTCAATTACTCTTTTTAGAAATGGTTTTGCATAAACACTAAAACCGAAAGGTTGGGTGTTTAAGGCATCTAAACGGGAAGTTCCATCCCTCCATTTTCCATTTTCATCGCCTCCTGTCCATTCCTTAGAGGGGTTAGGGACAATATTTCCGTTTTTGTCATATGAAAACAGGCAATTCGTTTCCAGTTGATACTTAATAACAGGCACTTCTTCTACTATTTTATAACTCAAACATCTCTTCAGAACTTCCCTGATTTGACTTTCCAAATCAGAAAGTGCTATACTATTGAAATATCCTTCGTTGCCTAATCTGTTTGTAGGTAATTTGATCCCATAAGAATGAATCTTATCCACATCTTCTTTTGACAAGGTAGTGGTAAACACTCCTTCTTTGGTGACATTCACTTTAACAGTTACAGACAAACTGTTATTAGCGTTCTTTTCCGTTATATTTAGTGTTGTTAATGCTGCCATAATCAGATCTTTTTAAAATCAATTTGAATAAATATAATGCATGCCTGCTTCATATACCTTATGTGCATCAGGGTCATTCTTGTCTTCCGGCTCCAATTCGCTCTCTTCACAAGTATAATCCCATTCAGTATTATAGTACAAATCCTCGTCTGTTTTCTCCAAGGAACAATCTTTCATTAGATTCATATTTTCTCCCCAGACTGCAACTTCTTGTCGTTGCTCTTCTTCTGTCATAAGGGATATTTTGTCTTTTAATTCTTTCCAGGTCATGATTTCTAAAATATGATCAATAATTCATTCTACATCAAAAAGTTGATCTAACACCAATAATTCTGCATCCATATCTTCATCTTTCGGGAAACGAACTTTTATGTTTCCGAACTTAGATGTCTTAAACAAGATGTAGGGGTTCATGTCTTTGGCGGTCACCGGCTTATATTCCTTAACTTCCGACATCTTGAGATACCAGTCGCCTATTTTTACAAATCCGGAGAAGATAGAACACAGATGCGCTTTTACGGACTGTATCTCCTTTTTTATCTTTGAAAGGTATAATTTCGTCCTTTCCCCTTATCCTGATTGACAGAAAAGGACGAATGTTATCTGTTTCATTTTGAAATTTGAAGCCTGTTATAGCTTGTTTGGGGATTCTTCTTCCCATTAATATGAAATAAGCCATTGCAATAAGTTGTTTTACTTTGTATTCTATAATCCTACCAACAAGTTCCCCGATGATAGAAAATATTCTAATTCATAGAGGAAAGAAAAGAAGTAGCTCTTTCAAATTTTCTTCTTAGTTCATTAGACCATTGATGATCATAATCTGCCAATAATGATCCCATTTCCATTATTAAGGAATAAACTTCTTCTTTTCTTGCTAAAAAGATTGTTTGTCTTTTTCTTTTAATGTTTTCATGACTGTAACTTAAAAATGAATAATTAATTGATTTATAAAAAATGTGTTAAAATGACATATAAATGCCTTGATCAATTGGACACAAATGTACAAGTTTTATTAAGATACCCTTCTGTCATCTCTATGAAATTCACACAATCTAATTTGCTTAACTTGTAAATCAATGCCGGATTGTGTACTATGGCTATAATTTGTGTTTGTGGTTTATGGAATGACAATACATTATAAATTTGCATTATGTTGTCAATGTCAAGATTCCTATCTGGCTCATCCATGAGAACCGTGTATTCAAAACTGCTTTCTGTTAATGTTATGCGGTTTCTTTCATAATACTTCAACAGGTTATCAATTCTTTTAATCCAAAACGCATTTGATTTTTTCTTGTATTCTACAAGATCTTGTATTGGAAATGTATAATCCTTTTGACCGAACATTAAATTGAAAAGTGATTCCAATGATAATACCACTTTCTCTCCATAAGATCTTCGAATATTATTCACATACAAATCTAAGTTGCTGATGTTTTTTAATACACTATCTCGATTCATCTCCGCCGATGGCAATAAACGGAATACTTTCCCTGCATAATCGGATGATATGTCAATCCCATCAAGAACCTTGTCATCATCATCATCATCATCAAATATAGGTGGAAAATCCAGTGCCTCGATCGGTATTTCAGAGCACATGGATTTCTCACATAACGCATACATTGATATGATGTTAAGCAAGGTTGATTTTCCACTACCGTTTTTACCTATAATTACGTTCACTCCTGGCTTGAAAATAAATTCTCTGCCATTTTCAAATGCTTCTATGTCAGAAGCATATTCAAAAGGAGTTTTTGTGTTGTCTTTTATTTTTACCGATGTTATCATTGTAATCCTTTTTAAAAATCAATTACCGCCCGAACCCTGCTACTGTTGTACTTGTTACTGTAGTACGCGCTACCAATGGAGAAGTCCACGTACCACGCGACGCTCGGGCTGCTCTCGGTACTGGATCTATACCACGTCGAGGAGAGGGGAGATGCCGAAACATAAGCGAATGCTTTGTTTAGTTCGTCCATATAATGGGCCATTAAATTTAATTGACCAAGAGATGGTATATACTCGCCATCTTTCAGCAAATTTTTCAACTTTGGATTTCTGGCCACAAGGCGTTCCGTATTGCCGCGTCCGTCAATGTCAAACAGCGCATCACATTTACGTTCGTAATATGTCTCACTTCCGGATTTTTCACGGCTATCATCGTCAAGCAATTGTACGCTATCATGCTCCGTCAGTGAGATAGCAAACGATACGTCTTTGTGCTTTAATCCGATATAACGCACATTCTTTTTGAAATTCTCTCCAGCAAACGGCTCAGCGTGTCCGTTTCCGTAGATTAGATACAAACCATCTTTTCTTGATGGTACTCTATTTTCACATACGCATCTTTCATTTTTTGGTCTTACAATTATGTTCAACTCATTCAACACATGATCTTTTATAACCCCCCCCACATATTTTCCTTACAAAACCATAGCCTTCTTTTTGTTTAAGTTCGTCATTTACCATACATCTGATCCAATTTTCTATCTGATTGTTTCCTCCGTATGTATTATGCATGCACCTTTTTACAAGCTTTTCCAATAATGGTTCTATGTTTTTGATTATATCTTATTTGGTAAGGTGAAGTTCATTTAGTATGCAGTTTCTTACCGCCTTGTATTCTTTACTTGTGCTCATAATATATCTACTTAATACTGTGAATTATATTTTTTTCTCTCTCCCACTATCTTCCCCTATAGGATTATTCCATCCGTATTTTACAGCCGTAGCTCTAAATAGAGGAAGTCTATAAAATCTATAATCATTCTCAAGATGAGCATATACTGTTGATTTCATTTCAGTTCTTTAATTAAAGCATCCGCATATATTACAGCTAATTCAGCCGCCTTATCACACGCTTCCAATATTAATTCACCGTGAGGTCCACGTCCTGATACGGATGTGATAGGAAGTATGGTTTTTGCTATCTCGTATCTACGTTGTTCCCAATCTACATGGGTGTTACACGGTTCTTGATTGACCTGTATATATCTTCCTTCAATATTAGAAGATCTTAATGTTTCCGCATTCTCTTCGCCGAATGCAACCAGAATAGACCCACATCCTGGACTTTCACCTATTGTTCCATCTTCTCTGTGGAATTTTATCCTTCCTTTCATGAACAATATACCTTTTGCTTTCGGGAATACAACATCCTGAAACATCTTATTGTCAAGACGATTAAAAAGAAGAGCTATTCCATTATTGTGCTCTACCATACGAGTAATAAAATGCTCTATAGTCGGTCTTGAATAAGGTGGGTTTAACCATACCCTTCCTTCCCATTTTTGTTTTAATCCATCTTGCTCTTTGTTATACATAACCCTGGCTGTCCTCCATAACGGACGCATAGGCGCACATGGATCTAAATCAAATTCCCCTAAAGCGTCTATAATTTCTTTAGGTGTGTACCATTCATCTGTACTGTTTTTAGATTTCTCAAATGATGTATTCATATATCTATGTTTTATAAGTTAATTCCATCCTCCAGTAGTGTACAAAGATACATCTTCCTCCTCTACGTTTATACCTTTAATAGCCTGTAGAAGTTTTTTCTTTGTCTCCCGGCACATATTGTAACCATATCCTTTATACCGATATGAGCGCTCCCATGTACTTGCCGGAAAAGGGATATTCTCGTCAATAACCAGTCTCTTCATATGAAGATGTTCGAAGAATTTCTCATGATAGAGTAGTTTGTACTCGTATGCTACTATACTTGCAGATGAGAATGGAAAATAATCATCTTCTATTTTTCCGAATCTGTTGCAAGTCTATAACATTCTATGTGGTTTTCGTGTGCAGCCAAATCATCCAATATATTAAGACTTGTTCCCGCTGCAAGACTCGCATACAAAGATGTTAAATATTTCCCATGCATATTTAAAATAAAAATATAACTTCCATCTTTGTTGCTTAACACATCTCCATCTTTAAATGTAGTATATTCCGGGACTTCAAGAAGGAGGCGATTTTCGCTGCTAAATGCTTTTCCTGTAGCAGAAAACCAATCTGCCGATACAGAAATAGAATGAATTACAACCAATAACGGACAAATTGACGAATTGTCTTCATATACGATTTCTGCTCTATTTCGTCCTTTCTCTGTCACAATCTGACCTACTCTTTCCCCTATGTTTATTTTTTTTCGCCGTTTCTAAATCAAACGGGATTGTTACCATTTTATATTCCATAATCTTATTTGTTTTTATTAGTTCCTAAAAGATGTTTGTTGCCTTCGTATGGGATACATTGACTAAATCCTACCCCTCCTAAGCATTCGTATTTATTATCTCCTACTGATTCTCTGGAAAATAAATGCAATTTCCACCTCTCTTGGTTAGTTCTTCTCACCAGCACTCGTTCAAATGGTTTGAAGTCGCGTTTCGGCATCTCATCTAATAGATACTCATATTCATTTAAATATCGTTTTATTATATCTGTTTTTCTACTGTCTTCGGCTTTTATAATCTTTTCTGCTAAAAATTTCTTCTCTTCCTCTATAGCCTTTCTTACATGCCGTTTTCTATATTCGTCATACACATCAGTCCATAATTTGTAATCAAACCCAATATCTCCAAATGATGCCATTCCGCATATACATCCCATTATCCCTTTGGTAATAATTCCATCATATATGAATTGATATCCATTAGTGCTTGTTAATACATCTCCTTTCTTAAAATACGCTCCAGCCTCTACTTTCAATTCCAGAGTGGTGCCGCCAATAGTACAACCTTCCGTGTTGGCATATATAGCACTTATCCCATATCCATCTTTTTTTTACAAAAAGCAAATTATAAGGACCTGCACAGTCTTTCGACTCATATACAAATTCTATTTCAATATTATCAATTAATACCGAACCTTCTATTTCTCCGCTTTTAATTTTTCTCGCCGTATTTAAATCAAACGGAACAATAATTGAATTTTCCATATCTTTTCGTTTTTAATTGTTATAAAACAGGATGGGTTACTTACGCCCATCCCAGTTGTTTCGCAATACTTTCCATCTCGCTATATGCAATCCGGTGGCATCCAGCGGTTAACAAATCGTTTTCGTACCGATTTAGACTCCACTGGTGGCCGGTGACATCCTCCACCAGACCGTGCCGAAACTCGGCGCCCCGGTGCATTTCCGACACGGCCCGCCACAGTTTTCTGGCTTCTGCTATTCCAATCTTTATCTGTTTACTTGTCTCAATAATATTTCCTTTTATACGAATCCAGGCGTTAGGTTTTTCACCAGGAATATAGAAAGGTGTATTCAAGAAATTGATTTCTCCTGACTTCCACTCTTCCAGTTTTTCATCAAAATCCTTGTAACGGGCTTCTTCTTCCTTTCTTAATCTCTCTAATTTTATTCTTTCTCTTTCTTCCTCACCCTTTCTCCATCTTTCAGATCTTTCTGAATACTTAATCCATGTACCTTCCCCGCAAACTTCATCAACAATCACATTTACGGTCCCTAACACTTTTAATCCTTGATGATCTAATAAAATTTGAAAGATGCGTTTTAATTCATGTACGTGCTTACGCTTGATACTATCTCCGCTCTTGGATAATTCATGATTGGTTCCAAGCCAATCATTAGCACTCTTTTTAAGGATACTCTTAGCAGTCCCCATGTTAAAGAACTGAATGTAATCCATCATATTCCCAAAAGCGCCCCAAATATCTGTATAAGATAATTCTGTTTTAGCTCTTTTGTATTTTTCAATAGACTTCTTAATTGATTCCAGTTTGCTGGCAACAAACCTCATATCACCAGTATCCGATATATTATCCCCTACACTGAAAACCATTGCCCAAGTTGGTATCGCATTACGAACATAGCATTGATGTTTGCTCGTGGTAACAGAATGATAATCTTCATTTATCAGGTATGCTTTCTTCCCTTGTTTGTTTTTTACTATTCTCCCGACTTCAAAGTGATGCCCATAAGAATAAATACTTGTACCTTCAAAGAAGAAATTGCTCCCTGATGCTGATTCTTCTTGTTCATGAGCCCACAAGTGAGCGACCATTGAATTGTTCATATAAATATCTTTTTAATTGTTTAACTTACCTTTATCATATGACATTCTCTTTTCGTATTTTTCAATACGTTCGGTTATCATATCGCAGAAGACTTGCCCCTCTTTTTCGGAACCTCTGAAGCAACCAACCATCTTCAGAATATTTCCGTCAAATTCATGGACAAACTTGTTATAATAATGCTCACCCATTACCCGTCCGTATTTTTCTACGAACAAATCCTTGTCCGGTGATTCATCCTTAAAGCAACGATTGTAATCCCATCTTGCTTTTATGCTCATAGTTTTATTAATCTACAGTTACTATCTTCAAATACCGGAACCTTCCCTTGTTCTCCAAAATAAGCAGTGGCCACCTTGAAAGCATAAAGCGGATTTACTTTCTGGATTTCTCGTTGTGATTTATAGAAAGATAACGGCTGACATATATAGAAATTTTCATTGCCAAGACTCCCAAAAAGCCAATCCATACTACCTTCATCACAATTAGTGCCACCCAGTATTATTAAATCACATCCGGTCTTCCGGGTTCCCAAAATAAATGCCTTGTTCCGGTTTTCAGGAAGCATAAATATTTCCTGATCAATAAGGAACCAGTCACTCTGGCAGCTTTCTACATCCCTGAGAACGATTTCACCAATCTTATAGGCATATTCTTTTTGTGTTTTCATGCTATTTCGTTTAATTGTCCAACATATACGTCTCCATTTTTATAATAAAGGCGGTCTTCATATTGATTGTTATGCAATTCCTCTCGTAACGCACTCTCATCGTCAGCCCAATATTCATATTCTTCATGCCAACTCTTAAAGAAATTGTCATAACATTGTCTCATCAAATCCGGCCAAGAAAAATCTTCCGGATAACTGTTCCATGTCTTGTAATATCGGATAATCGGATCTAAAATATCTTGGTCGTAGCATACTCCGGTTAAAGGACAGTTGTTATTCTCCAGCAATATTTTACTATGTCTGTCTTTATATTGGTATTTGCCATCTACATATTTGCCCTTGGAATAATACCTGCCTTTTGTGATATACGGCATAATATTATTATTGATATAGCGAAACAATAATTTGCCATGCAAATCGCTAAGACAAATGTCTTGGTCACAATCATACGGGTCTTCATAATACAGTAGGTCGTCAAACATAAAATCAAAACTATATCCGCTATAACCGACATTCCAGTCACAAGCTTCGGTATCTGTCAGC